TCATCGGGGTCTCCGTAAGGTTCGTGGTTGAAGCGTCGAAACTCCACCTCGACCATACACCTCGATGGCCACCCGGAATTACACCGTCGAAGGCGCTGAAATTACACCACGTGCGTGGACGCTAACCTCGAAAACAACGGAAAAATCCGGCCGCAGCCGGATCGGGAGACCGCTTTCGCGAGGGCAAGTGGCGGAGGGGATGGGACCGGGATTCAACGTTCTCCACTGGCGAAGTCGTTGCTACAGTGGATGCAAATCTTTGATTCGAAGGGACAAACGGTATCATCAGTAGTGTTGGCGCAACTTATGAATTTGGCCCTGTCCCGGGTGGCGTTGCAGCAGTTCGCGCAACGCTTACGGCGTGTTCGGAAGCCAAGCAAAAGATCGCACGATCTCAAGCCTCATGTCTCTGTTACTGTAGGGACGAGGTAGCGTGATGCCGATGGACTTCGCTGCTTCGATCGGAGACGAGATCGACGGTCGGCCTCTGCATCTGTACCGGCTTTCGGAACGCCGCTTCGACGAACTCGAGATCGGTCTCCGCAGCGGCCTTGGACCATCGAGGGACGGTGAAACGGCCGCGGCCTTCGTCCTATGGGCAGCAGAGCACTATCGACGGAATTTCGCCGGCGGATCCTTCTCCTGGGCTTTCCTCACGGATGAGCTCGGCCTCAGTCTCGACCAAGCTACACTGCGTGACCTAACAGCCAGAGGACTGCGGAAGCTGCGTCGCCCGCCGCCCCGCAGCAGCGATGCGGGCGTGCAGTACCTGCGTACGCTCGCCGCCGAGGGCGGGCTTCCTGTGAGGCTTCTGGCGAACGAAGGCGGCTATCGTGCGGCGCTCGTCGGCCTCGTCGCCGATCTGGAGCGCTTCGGCGCAGGCTGTCCAGAGGAGCAGGCGCTGGCCTTCGCCCGGAGACGCGCGGAACGTCTGCCGATGGGCTATCGCACCGAGGAGTTCCACGGTCTTTTCGTGCAGTTCGCTCGCGAGCTTGTCGACTTGCGCGGCCGGGCACCGCGCGATTTGGCCGCCGCCGACGTCGAGAGCTGGCTCGACCGCGCGGAGCCGGCCTGGCGCGAGCGCCTTACGCTACGCTTCGACGGGGATGCCGCCCGTGCGCTCTTCGCCGAAGCGATGACCGTGCGGGCCGGCGGCGAGGTCGATGAGCCGTTGGGCCGCCAGCTGGTGCGTGATGAGGATGGCGCCTGGCGGGCCTTCGTCGACGTCGCCCCAGCGACCCGCCTGCCCGCGCGTCTGATGGACGGTATCGATGCGGCCTATCGGCGCGTGCGCCTCGCCCCGACCGGCGCGCTGGCAGCGGCCTGCCCGGACCTGATGCTAGCCCTCGACCGTGAGGAGGGCGGCTGGAGCGCGACCAGGATCAGCGGACGCCGGACGGCCCGCTTCCCCTTCCCCCTGTCGGCGCCGATTGAGCTGGTGGCGATGGCTGACGGCCGGCTGCTGCAACCTGTCTCCTTGCCCGGCGGAGGGGCGGTCGACCCAGCCGAGGGCCTGACACTCTGGACGTTGGCCGAAAGCGGTGACGACGGCGCGGCGCGGCGGCTGGCCTGGGCCGGCAGCGCATCTCTGCGGACCCACGACCCGTTCGTCTGGGCGCTCGTGGGGGCGAATGCGCGGGTGACTTGCAGCGAGGGTCTGGTCGCCCAGCCGGGCGGCGAGAGCGCGGAGGGCCGGCTTCTGCGGCTTGAGGGCAAAGGGCGGATCGGTGTGCGCGACTGGTCACTCGCGGTCCAGACGGGCGCGGACCGCACCGAGCGAGACGAAATCGCCGCTTTCGGCGCACAGGACAGCACGGTGCGCGACGGGCGAGGGGTGCCAGTGTTCCGAGGTCTACCCGACATCGCCCTGCGCCGGGCGGGGCACGGGTTCGTCTCCCTTCCGACTCGGCGCCGTCTGTACCGTTCCGGCGGGCGCGGCGCTTGGCGACGATCAGCACCGGAGGAGAGCTTCCTCGGCACGCTCGACGTCGCCGCGGAAGAAGACGGGAACGTGGGCGCACGGCTCCGGCTACGAATCCTGCCGCCGGCAGCGCGCTTCTCGATGGATGCCGGGGGCGAGGCGCTGAGCGTCTCCGGCTTGCCTGCCGGCTGGGCCCTGCGGGTGGAAGACGCCACGCCGGCGGTGATCAATGAGGCTGGGTCTGCCCAGGTTCCGCTGCCCGCGGGCGGGGTCCGCAAGGCGCGGCTCCGCCTGCGCGCCGCTGCGCCAGATGGGGCGGAGACGCTGGACTGGCAACTCGCGCTCCCGGCCACGCGGGCCTATCTGGCAGGGCCAGACGGGTCGATCCTTGAGACACAGCGCGAGATCACGCTGCACGATCTGCGCGACTGGCGGGTGCTGCCAGCTCACGTCGGCCAGACCGACCTTAGCCTGCGGCTGGTCGCGCCCGGTCTTGGTGGCATAACGTCGCCGCTGGCCGTCCGCGTCCACGGCGAGGCGCCCCTGTCGAGCATTCGAGACCTTGTGGACGACTTGCTCTCCCATGGCGGGCCGGACGCGGAGGTTCGGCTTCGAGCGCTCGCCGACGGGCACGAGTCGCCCCGACTCCTAGTGCGGCGGTTCCTTGGCGAGACCCATTTGACCGAGGATGGGGTGATCTTGCGAACGCATGGCGCACCGGGTGATGAACGGACGTTGCCCGACCTGGTGGCGATCAACATCGACGCGCCTGGGCCGGCGGTCGCGGCTCCCAACGCGCCGCCGGCGGCGATGGGAAACGTGCTCGGGCCAGGGCGCTGGTTCTTCCTTCCCTCTCTACACGGACAGCCGCTTCGCCCGCCCCGCCCGCTCGTGGTCGAGCCGGATGCCGGACAAGAGGCGACGACCGATCAAGATGATCGTCTGCATGCCGCCGGCACCGGACGCACCCGTGCAGCGCGAGTCGAAGCCTATGCGGCGATATTCCGCGACGGGGTCGATGTACAGCACATCATGGCGCTTGAGCGGGCCATAGACGCCCTGACGACTCATGGTGCGAGCCCTTCCGCGCTGGACCAGGTGCTGGCGCTTGAACGAGTGTCGGCCGTGGCCGTGCGTCTGCTCGTGAGGGCCGACGTATCGGACCTGTCGGACCGACTGGAGCTTGAGCGTCACGGCGCACGCCGCTGGGCTTTTGTTGCGCCGCGGGACTGGGGCGCGGCCGTGGCGTCGGAGCTGGCAAGCCTGACCACTAGCCTCGCTGCGATCCCCGCGCTGGCGGAGCGGGCCGAGACGCTCGCGCGCGAGCAGATGGCGCGACGCGTGCGGGAGATCCTGACGCTCCGCCCCGATCTGGACGGGCATCTCGCGCTCGGCCTCATGGAGGCGAGGCTCGCGGCGCACCCCGATCTCATGCACTGGCTCGGGCGTATGCCGTCAGCGTTCGGGGATCCTGAAGGGACCCTTTTGCGGCTTGCAGACGCGGCCGCGCGGCGCCACGGCGAGAGCGACCTCTCCTTTCCCGACCTGCGCGCGGCGGCGCAGCCTGCGGCCTTCGTCCGTTTTGCCGATCATGTGAATGGCCTGATCGAGGCGCCGCTATTCGTGTCCGAGGTCGCCTTCGGCCTGCGAGCAGCGCCGCAGGGCCGCACCGGGGTGCAGCTGTTGCGCTGCATCCACCTAGACCCGAGCCATTTTGACTTGGCGCTCCCGGCCGCGATGGCCTGGCAGGCAATGCGCCTTTCGCGGAAATAAGGGAAGACGGCAGAATGAAGGACGGCATCGACACCAACCGCTCGGGCTACGCCGAGGTCCTGGATCGGGTCGCGGAACGCGCCGCGTCGGCGGTGGTGGCCAAAGGACGTGTCCGCTCGGTCGCCCTGCGCACCGCGCTTTCCGCGCGCCTGCGGGCCGAGCCAGGACAGGCGGACGCGTTCCTCGCCGACCCGGTGTTCGAGGCCGCGCGGGTCTGGAAACGCGCGGACCGCACGCTGAACGATCTGGCAGGTAGACTTTTGGAAGAGGATCTGGTGGCCGCACTAGACGGGGCGCCAAACCGCCGATGGCCACGGCACGGCGCTGAGCACGCGCCCTATCTCCACCAGATGCGCGCCTGGACCGCCGCGGCCGAGGGGCGGAGCTTTCTCGTCACCAGCGGCACCGGCTCGGGCAAGACCGAGTGCTTCATGGTGCCGATGCTAAACGACCTCCTGCGGCAGTCGCCAGCCGGGCGGCGGCGGGGCGTGCAGGCCATCGTCCTCTACCCGCTAAACGCTCTGATCGACAGCCAGCGCGAGCGGCTCGGCGAGTGGATTGCGCCCCTGTCGGGTAGGATCACCTACGCGCTCTACAACAGACATCTCAAAGAGACGCTGCCACCCCATGAATGGCCCGGCGGCGGGATGGTGCCGGACCGCAAGCGGCTGCGGGAGGATCCACCCTCGATTCTCGTCACTAACACCACGATGCTCGAATACATGCTGATGCGGGCTCAGGACGGACCAATCCTCGAGCGTTCGCAGGGCACGCTGCGCTGGATCGTGCTGGATGAGGCGCACAGCTACGTCGGCGCGCAGGCGGCAGAGATGGCGCTGCTGCTGCGCCGGGTGCGGGAGGCGTTTGGGGTCGCCCCGGAAGACGTTCGTCTCGCTGCGACCTCCGCCACCATCGGCGAAGGACAGGAAACGGCGGCGGCGCTGCGCCGCTTCGTGGCGGACCTGGGCGGCGTGCCGGAGGATCGCGTTGAGATCATCGCCGGCGAGGAGCGGGAGCCCGATCTTCCGCCCGAAGGCGATCAAGCGGCGCTCGACCGAGAGGCGCTGGCGGTCCCAGACGAGAGCCTCTGGCAGATGCTCGCGCCCGATCCTCGGATCCGTGCCGCCCGCGCCCGGATGCGCGACGGGGGGCTGACGCTCGGCGGAGCGACGGGGATCCTCGGGCTCGGGGATCCGGGCGATCGAGGGGCCCGGCATCAGGCTTTCGCGGTTCTGGAGGCTGCGGCACGGGCGTGTGCTCCCGGATCCGATCTCCGCCTCGCGCCGTGGCGGCTCCACGTATTCCACCGGGCGCAGGCCGGACTCTGGGCCTGCATCGACCCAGCATGCCCGGATCGCCACCCGGCGCTTTCCACCGAAGGCTCGGACTGGCCATACGGCCAGGTGCATCTTGAGGAACGAGAGCGCTGTACCTGCAGCGCGCCGGTCTTCGAGGTCGGCGCCTGCGACGAGTGCGGAACACCCTGGCTCCTCGCTGAACGCTTCGCGCAAGGGGCCCACGAATACCTGACGCAGGCCCGCAGGGGTGACGACGAGGACGAGTACGTGCTCGATGTCGAGCCCGACCCAAGCCCCGAAGAGGGCGCTGCGGCGACGCCGTCACGCGAGGTTCTGCTCGGCCCCGCGCAGGATAGCGGGGACGACATCGCAGTTCGGCTCACGGATGGCGCGTTGCTGAACCGGCCTGAGCCAAGTGACCTTGTTGCGACGCTTCGGATCGTCGAAGAGCATGCCGATCGGGCCTGTTGCGCGCGCGCACACGAGCCACGCACCGGCGTTCGGCCGCAGACCTTCGGCGCACCGTTCCTGATGGGTAACGCGATGCCCGTGCTCCTTGAGGCCGTGCCGCGCGTCGAGGGCGCGGGGGCGGCGCCCTTCGGCGGACGGAGGCTCTTGTCCTTTACCGACAGCCGGCAGGGCACCGCGCGGTTTTCGGCCAAGCTCCAGCAAGAGGCCGAGCGCAACTTGACCCGCGCCGTGATCACCCATGCCGTGCAAGAGGCCGGCGGGGGCGATCCGGCTAGAGCGGCCGCGCTGCAGGCCGAGATCGAAGGGCTGGAACAAGCGGTCGTTGCCGTGCCGTCGCTGCGTGGCCTTCTCGAAGAGAAACGGGAGGCGCTCGCTGCGCTGATCGACGGTGCCGGCCGTATCTCCTGGACCGATCTGCGCGGTACCCTCGCCGCCAACCCCGAACTGTCGGACTTCGCCGCCGAGGTCTGGCGCGGCCGCCCGCTCGGGGGTGCGCATCTGGCCGACACGCCCGCCGACCTCGCCGAACTGTTCCTGTTCCGCGAACTCTTCCGCCGGCCACGGCTCCAAAACAACGTCGAGACCATGGGCCTCGCCCGGCTCGTCTTCCCGGCGCTCGAGGAGCATGCGCGCCTCAAGGTGCCGGCGCCGCTCGCCGAGGCCGGGCACGATACGAAGGTCTGGGCGGACGTCCTCCATGCTGCGGTGGACATCGTGTTCCGCGCCACCCTCGCCATCGACCTGCCACAGGATCCGGTGGACATGCGCCACTGGATTTCGCCCCGCAGCGCGCTTTCGGCAGTCATGGAGCCTGGTACGCCGCCTGACGCCGAGAGCCCGGTACGCAGCCCGTCCCGCTTTCCCACTGCCGCCGCGACGCGTGGCAGTCTAGTGCGGCTGCTCTACCGCCTGACAGGCGGTGCCCCCGACAACGCGCTAGACGCGGGGCGTGTCGACACCGTCCTCGCGGCGATCTGGACGGCCTTTAGCAGCGCGCGCCTGCTGAGGGCGGCCGGCCCCTATGCATGGCGGCTAGACCTTCGACGAGCGGAGGTCGCGCGGCTCGACCGCGCCTGGCAATGCCCGCAGACTTGGCGGCTTCTGCCCTTTGCGCCTGCCGGCGTTTCGCTCAACGCAATCGAGGCCGAGGCCCTGGCTACTCCCGTCGACATGCCGCGCCTGCCAGGGGCAGCGCCTACGGGGCTGACGGCCGAGGCGCGGGCGGAGGTCCGGCGCTGGCTCGAAGAGGACGGGAGGGTGGCTTCGCTCCGCAAGCGGGGCCACTGGACCGACATACACGACCGGATTGCTGAGTTCGCGCCCTTCCTGCGGGCGCAGGAGCATTCCGCTCAGATCGACCGGGCCAGCCTTCAGACGTATGAAGAAGCGTTCAGGAAAGGACGGATCAACATCCTCAACTGCTCCACCACCATGGAGATGGGCGTCGACATTCCCGACGTGGGCCTCGTGGTGAACACGAACGTGCCGCCGGCGCCTGCCAACTACCGCCAGCGGGTCGGCCGAGCCGGGCGCCGGGGCGAGCCATGGGCCCTGGCATTCACCTTCTGCAAAGACCTCCCGCTCGACCGCATGGTGTTTCGCGAACCCGCGCGCCTATTGAAGGGCGCGGTACGCGCGCCGGCGGTGCGGCTCGACGGGCCTGTCCTAATTCAGCGCCATGTCAACGCGCTCCTTCTCGGGATGTACCTGCGCGGCGAAGGCGGCATCAGGGTGACTACGGGCATCGGTACCTTCTTCGGCGCGACGCCCGATACGGTCTCGCCGTGGCTCCCCGACAGCCCGGCCGAAGGGTTCCTCGTCGCGCTGCAGGGAGAGTGGGCCGACAGCCTAGCCGTGGCTGAGGCCCTTCAGAACCTCGTTCGTGGAACCGTGCTCGAAGGCAACGCCGCAGTGACCGAGCGCGCGGCGGACGCGTTCGACCGGATGCGCGAGCGCTGGATGGCGGAGTATGGGCAGCTCCTGACTGCGCAAGATGCCCATCCGGAGCGTGACCCCGCTCATGGCTTCTACATGCGGCGCGCAAAGCGGATGCGGGAAGAATTCATGATCTCCGAACTCGCACGCCGTGGCTTCACCCCGGCCTATGGCTTTCCCGTCGATGTGGTCGCCTTCGACCATGTCGGGCGGACGGGCGGCGAAAGCGGTCCCTCGCGCCCGCTCGACATGGCGATCCGGGATTACTCGCCCGGGGCCGAGGTGGTCATCGACGGGCTCGTGCACCGCTCCGACGGCATCCTGCCGACTTAGGGCAACAGGAGCGAGCCAGGATCGGTCGAGGACCTGCGCACGCTATGGCGCTGTCCGTCCTGCAACGCCTTCGGACTGTCGCGCCTGCCCGTCGACACCTGCCCCGACTGTGGCAGCGGGACACGGCGGGGGGAGCTGCTGCGGCCGTCCGGCTTTCTCGGCACCAGCAAGCCACATGCAGCCTACGAGACCCTCGCCTTCGTGCCGCCCGACCGCGCCCGCGTGTCGGCGGCAGGCGCGCCATGGGTCTCGCTCAGCGATCCCGCCACCGGCGCGCTGCGGACCAGCCGAGAAGGCAAGGTGCTTGTGACCTCCTCGGGGCCCGGGGGCGCGGGCTACGCGATTTGCATAGCCTGTGGCCGGGCCGAGGCTGAGACCGGCGAAGACAGTGAAACGCTGCCGGCGGGTATGCGTAGTCACCGGCCATTGCAGAAACTCCGTGACAACCCGCGCGACGACGGGCTTTGCCCGGGCAACGACACGGGCTCGCGCCGGATCCGGCGCAACGTACGGCTTGGCAACGAAGTTTCCACAGATGTGTTCGAGCTGCGTCTCGAGGCGCTTCAGGCGACCGAGGCGGACCAGGGCCGCGCGCTCGCGATCGGCGCGGCGGTGCGAGAAGCGCTGGCGGAGCGGCTAGGGATCGACGCCGAGCTTATGGGTGTCAGCGTCGCTCCGAGCGTTCGCGCGGATGGAGGGCGGCGGTCGTCGTTCTTCCTTTACGATAAGGCGTCCGGCGGCTCTGGCTTTGCCAACACCGCCGAGACGGATCTTCCCACTCTGCTGACCGCTGCGGCTGAGCGGCTCGACTGTCCCTCGCGCTGCGCTCATGGCTGCCCCGACTGCATCCTGCGCCGCGATTTGCAGTTCGACCTCGGGCCGGTGGACCGACCCGGCGCGCTTGAAGCGCTGCGCAGCGAGGTCCTGCCGCGCCTGTCCCTGCCCGAAGATTTGCAGGTCTTCGGCCCGGCGACGCGGGTGCTCACCGAACCAGTCCCCGACTGGATACGCCGCGCCCTCGCCCAAGGCGGTCTGACCCGCCTCACGCTCTTCCTGCACGGCGACGCGACCGGCTGGGACGCCATGGACTGGACTGGCCCCGAACTGCTCGCGGCGGCGCAGCGGTGCGGCGTCGAGGTTGCGCTGGCGCTGCCTGCTGGGGAAGTGCCAAAGCTAGCCTTCGCGCAGAAGCTCGACCTGGTGCGGGCTGTCGCACGCTCTGGTGGGGCGCTGCGCTCCTGTGCAAACCTGCCCATGGCGGGCGGCCTTCCCATCATCGCCGAGCTCGAGGCCGGCGGACGCCATCAGCAGATCGCAACCCCTGCACCGTCGGCTGCAACAGTCGGACCAACGTGGGGCGACGTCAGCGTCGCGCCAGCCCTCGTTGGCGCGCACGCTCCGGCCGAGATGGGCCCAGCGCTCTCTCTGGCTAAGCTTGCGGCCTTCGGCGAAGGTAACAGCGCCCACGTGGACATCCGGCATCAGTTTGACGGACCGGTCGCCGGTTTCGGCAAGGCCTTCTGGAAAGCGGTGGTGCCCCTTCGCCCGCAGGCCTTCGCGGGCAAGCGTCCGGTAGCTCGTGTCGTGTACAGCGACCGCTACCTGCGCACGCCACTGTCCGTGCGCCTTCTCGCGGGGATCCTGTATGCCATGCCGGGCCGGAACGAGGCAACAGCGGTCGAGGTCGTCTCTGAACAGGGCTCCGGAGCCGACCGGGAGCCGCCGCGGGCCCTGCACCACACCTGGCCGGAGGATACAACGCGCGGCGCCGTCCTGCGCGCGCTGCTGCCCAGCGCCTCGGTGTCGCTCCGACCCAAGGACGCCTGTGCCCACGCCCGGAGCCTGCGGCTTGACTTTGCCGACGGCACGGCGGTCACGATTCATCTCGATCAGGGTTTGGGCGCTTGGCGCACCCCGGGACGCCCGGTGCGCTTCGACGGCGAGGCCGAGCCAGCGCGTCAGGCTGCCGAGTTGATGCGGATCGAGACCGCTGTCGTGATCCAAGGAGAAGGTCAACAGCCCTCGCCGCTCTGGGTAACTTGGTAGGGGTGTGATAGGTAGTGAGCCAGAACGACCACAAGGCGCGGATCTTCTTCGATCAGCCCATCCCGAAATCACTGCATCAGGCGATCGGCCGGCAAAGGACGATCGATAGCGAAGGTCGGTCGACCAACCGACCGAAGCCTCGAAAAGCGGCACCGCTCCGTTCTGGGCTCGGCCATGCAGGGTGCAAAGCGAAGGACCGGCGCGAAGACGGAAAGGATGTTCGTCGCAGACACGGGCATCTCGACGACCAAGACCGGAGCCTGCTACACAGTACTTTCACGTCGAATGCACATCGGAAGGCCGCGTTGCAGATTTCACTTCTTGAAAACCATGTCACATTAATCAGTGAGCCGACGTTGCTACGCCATCGCTCTTGGAAATTCGAATTAGCTCACCGGCGGCGTCCATATACGCTGCTCGACCAAGTCTTTGGCCGCTGGAGGGGCGAGGGCTGTTCGCACCACGACTTTACCGCGAATCCGCCTACGCACGCACTTCGCCTGAGAACAGCATCCATTCACATCGTCGAGCGCCAGATCTCTCGCGCTCACATAGCGAAAAAACTCGACTGACGCGGGGCTCAGATGGACGACAACATCCTACCCGATCCTATGGCCAGCCTTAGCGCAGATCTCGCACAGGAGATATTTCCGATTGCGAGGAGCGATCGGCGAAAGAACAAGGATCTTTTTTTCGATATAATCCCGGAGGATCGGCTAAAGAACGACGCTGACTTCTACGACGGCCTCCTCCGCATCATTGCATCAGGAGATCATGCGCGCCTGCGTCGCTATGACGACCGTATGAAGCGGTCCGGGGATATGACCAAGACCTTCGGATTTCGCGCACTACGCTGGCTGGTGACCCGATCCGCGGAGGAACTGACTTCTGATGAGATTCACGACATTCCGGAGGACCATTTTCCCTTCGGAACACCAGAGCGAGAAGTGCACCGAATCTACCTCGGTCTCGTAGGGATAGATTCATCCATGGCGCCGGTCTCGCCTGCGGAGGCGGGAGGGAAAGAAGCTCCTTCGGCTCGCGACTGGATGACTCTCGCTCAAGGTCTTGCCGACGGTGCGCAAAGCTTGGATCGGCCCGACGTCGAAGCGGCCGCGCGCTTGGTAGAGCTGGCCGAGGCGCTGTACGAGGCTTGTCGCACCGCTGCTGCAGCTGACGCTGCGGAGGAGAACATCCGTCTACGAGCAGACGCCTTGCGTGACCGGCTCATTACACTCGATCCGGATCTGGCCGACGCTTGGCCCGAGGATGCTTCCGCCGAGAGCCTCGACCGGATCGAGGAAACACTCGCGGAGGCAGAGATTGCTTATCAAGCTGCTCTAGAGGCCGAAAATGCGTTCGAGGCGGCAGATCGTGAGGTGCGCGCTGCTGCAGAGGCTCGGGCCTACGAGCGTCTCCCAGATTTGTCGTCGTGCGCGAAGGAGCAGGGGATCCAAGCGTATTCGGCTCGCACTGATCGGGATAAGGTATTCGCGGCACTGCTTGCGCTACTATCGCAGGAAGAACCAAAGGACACATCCGCAGGAAACGGCACCGAACCTGATTCCGCCAAGGACGAACCCGGGCCGGGATCAATCGCGGAGGCGGCGTCACCTGAACCGGAGGTCCCGGTGCAGATTGCAAACCACCCGGACGATGCTTCGCCGGACGCGCACGTTCCGCCGGACTTGTCGCCAATTCCGGAAGGGACGGATCCGGAAGAACTGCTCGCACAGTATCTTTCCGCGGGCGAGATCGCCTTCGCTTGGCATCTGGCGCGGCTTGTAAAGACACCAGTATCGGCGCCGATCCTGCGGACGTTGGCGATCCTTCCCGCCATACATCAGCCCGAGGACATGGCGGATCCGAGGCGCAGCAGTGCGCTTGCCGAACTTGCGGCCGCTTTGCCCGAAGCGACCGATCCCGTCGCCGCGGGGAGGCTAGCCCTAGCAGCGCTGTTGCGCCCGGCCCTGTTCGACCCCGATCACGGAGCCCGCGGCATTCTGGAAAACCTCGTTGGCTTGCCGGGGCTCGAAGCACAAGCACCGCTGATCGAGGCGCTCGCCAACCTTGGCTACGATGTGCGGCTGTCGGCTGGACTGCTTGCCGAACTTGCCGGGAATCGACCGCCGTCGGCGGAACCGGCCATGCGCAAGCGCCTCGAGGGGTGGTTGGCTGAAGCTCGGCACCGAAAGACGGTGCATCAGCCGACTTACGCGATATTCCACAGAGAGCTTCACCAAGAGGGTGAGATTGGACGTGTCGCCGAGGCTGTGTTGGCCGGGGCCGAGAACGCAGAGGCGCTTGCGCAGGATCTGATCGACAGGCTTGCCCATGATAGGAATGCGCAGGAGGCTTTCGTTTCCGAAGCCGAACGGCGCAGTGGCCGCCCAAGACGGGACCGGATCGAAGGCATGGCGCTCGATTGGTTTTGTCGAGGGATTCAGGAGGCCTGCGATCAATTCGCCGACTGGATTGAAGCGCGGCGCCAGGATGCTCGGCTGACGCAGGATCACAGCCGCGAGCGGCTGCTGCGCGCTCTTGGACCCGTACGAAAGGCCCTGGACATTCGCGTTAGCGGGCCGACCGAAGGCGAAGGGAAACTTGCCGAAGCTTCTGGTCTCGTTCTGGCCGACAAGCTCGACGATTTGCGGAAACTCATCGAAGGTCGGGCGGCACTTTCGGTCACGCCGCGCATTCAGGATCTGCTCGAATCCCCGCTACTGCGACTGCCCGGCGGTTGTCAGGACTGGACCGAGGATGACGGTCCTGCCTTTGATTCCGAGCGTGCGTTGCGCGATCGTCGCCTTGCCGCCGCTCTCGTTAGGCCGGAGTTGATTGCACCGAACGTATCCCTTGCATTCGACGCGAGGCTGAAAGAGACGGCGGTGCTCGCCGCGCAACGCCTCCTAGACCGACTGCATGAGAGCGACCTACCCAAAAATCAATACGATTCCGGACGGCAGCAGCTCGACGAGGTGCTTGAAGCTGCCCGCCGAAAGGCGCGCGAGCGTGTGGCACGTCTTCGGCAATCCTTGACGACGATCGGTTACCTTGATCTCGACGCTGCAACAACGCTACCCGGTGATCTGTCACGACTCGCCCTCATCGATTCCGCCTTGGTCGCCTCGGACAAGGGTGACGACGTGATGTTGCCGGCACTGAACAGAATTCGACGGCCTGATCTGCCGCCAGATTTTCCAGAACTCGATTCCCTCCTTGCCGAGATGGAAGTGCGCCGGGACCGTCTGCAGGAGCAGATTGCCGAGCGTCAGCGGCTGGAACTGGAACGGCTCATGGCCTTGCCACAGGGGGAATCGGCGCGGGAGCTTCTCGCGGTCTTCGACCGCTTGGATCCAGTTACTGCCGACGACGCGATCGCCGAGATCAAGGCGGGACGAGCGGTCCCGATGCCAGAAGTTGCTGTTCCCGATGTTTTTGCCCGATTCTTTCCCGGCTTTGTCGCTGACATCGCGGCAGAACCTGAAGAGACCAAGCGAGGGCGAATTCAGGCTGCCTTGGAAACGCGAGGATCGGCTGGGCCAATCAACCTGGCAAGCATCGACGAGCGGCGCGCCCGCAGGCTCAAGCAGCTTCTAGAATCTTGGGGTCAGGGAGAGAACGCGCTGCGGCAGAGCCAGCCTGCTCGGCTGCGCGAGGCTTTGGCGAAGCTGTTCGAGTTGATCGGATTCAGTGGAGTGCGCCTTGCCGACGGGCGCGAAGCCCTGCCTGGACGGCTTCGGCTGCTGACGATGAACTGCGATGTGCCGCGCCGGGCAGACGGCTTCCTTCCCCCCGCGTTCGGCAGTGTCGCGGGCGGACGCTATCAACTGCTAGCGGCACGCGCGGATGTGCCCATCGACCAGCTCCTGCGCCAAATCGGAAGCGAAGCCCCCGATGCGCCTTGGATCGTTGTGCTATTCAACAGGCTTGACGTCAAAGATCGTCAACGCCTTGCACGCCAGATGAGGTCCGAGGCGCGTTCAGCTGTCTTTCTCGACGAACCGCTTCTGCTCTTCGCGGGTCTCGAAAGCGACGATACGCTCGCAACTCTTTTCGATTGTGCGATGCCCTTTGCATGGGTTCAGCCGTATACGATCAGCCCCGGCCGGATTCCGCCCGAGATCTTTTTCGGTCGCGAGGCCGAGATCGACCGGATCGTTTCTCGCAACGCAGAGGGTTGCCTGATCTACGGCGGTCGGCAGTTGGGCAAGTCGGTTCTTCTCAACCACATTCGCGGAGAGCGGCATCGGCCGGAGCGCGGCGAACTGGCGCTCTATCTCGACATCAGGTCTATCGGAGGGCCAGGTGTGCCGGCCGAGGGCATCTGGCAATCACTTGCTCATGAATTGCGCAGGTTCGCGGAATTTCAGGAGATCGAGTCCGACCCCAAGGAACTGGTTGCTGCAGTTGAGACCTGGCTCGACCGCGACCCCGCACGTCGTCTGCTTGCAATGTTCGACGAGGCCGACAACTTCCTGCGCACCGAACATGCCGCCGGGTATCCCCACCTCCTGCCGCTCAAGGGGCTCATGGAGAGGACCGGACGGCGCTTCAAGGCGGTATTCGCGGGCCTGCACAATGTCCGACGGATGGCGCGGGCGCCAAACTCACCGCTGCCGCATCTTGGCGAGCCAATCTGCATTGGGCCTATGAACCAGAGCCCCGCAAACCGTACCGCTCTACGGCAGCTCGCGGTTGAGCCGATGCGCGCGGCCGGTCTTGACTATTCCGAACAGGAACTCGTTTCGGACATGTTGGCGCGAATGAACTACTATCCATCTCTTGTGCAGGTCTTTGGCTGGCAGATCGTTGAAAGCTTCGGCAGGCGGCCGCGCGCAGGCAACGTTGGACCGCGCTGGAAATTGGACCGAGAGAGCCTTTTCGAGGGCGCTGCTGCGGAGAGGATCGCCGATCAGATCCGCGATCGCTTTCAGTTAACGCTGAACCTCGATGTCCGTTACGACTGTATTGCCCGCTCAATCGCGCTGCACCGGCTCGAAGCGGCAGGCGGCGACAACAAGGTTCTGGCACAGGGGCTGACGGCAGCCGAGATTCGCAGGATCACACATTGGCCGAAGGCGCTCGCTCAACCAGCGATGACTGATTTCGAGGAACTCCTTGAGGAGCTGGTAGATCTTGGCATCCTCAGCCGGTTTCCCGACAAACGGTATGGGTTGCGAAATGCCCAAGTGGCGCAGATGTTGGGGCGGCAAGAGGAACTGGAGGACGCTCTCCTTCGGCTCGACGAACGTGAGGACGACCCCGCATACGACGCGGCGCTATTTTTCCGGTTGCTCGCGCCCGAAATACCCGGTGCGCGCGCCCCTCTATCCGACCGTGACCTCGACAGAGTGTTTGATCGGCGCGTTCCCGGTATACGTTTGGTCCGATCTTCTGCTGCGATTGTCGGTGGTGATGTCGCGGGCCGCGTTCTTGCTGCAGCACGTCTCTGGCTGCCCGAAGGCAACCATATCCGAACCAAGAGCGACGACGCGCAGGTCCGGCGCGCGCTTGACAGGGTCAAGACAGGACCTGCGGCTCTTGTGATTGAGGGTGATTGGTCGCCTTCTTCCGCGGCGCAGCTCGCCCGCCAACCGAAGGTCGAGCGGGGAGACGTGCTGCCGATCTGGTGCGTGTCGCATGTCACTTCACCTGCGGATGGGATGATCGTCTTTGATGCTGGTGCGTGGTCCGAGGCGATGCTGCGGCATTGGCTGGCAGACGAGGGCTTCGTTCCAGCTCTGGACGATGCGCCAACGCGAGCTGCGCTCATGGCTGCAACGGGCGGAGCGCCGGCCCGTCTGGAGGCGCTTCGCCATTTCCTGTCGGACCTGGCGGTTCGACCGGTCGCTGGCCGTGCCGAGGATCTTGCAGACTGGGCGGCGAAAACGCCGCTGTCAGCGGAATCTTTGGGTCTTGATCAAGCCGACTTGAATTGCCTGAACACGCTTCACCAACTTGAGGACCTCGATCCGTCGCTCGCGGATTTCTTGGGCGAGTGTCCCGACGCGACTGCGCAAAGGCTGGAACGCCTCGCCACCTTCGGAACACTTCGCCAAGGGCGGACACCCGACGCTGCACCGATCCTCACCCCGCTGGGCAGACTGTTCGCTGAATGACGGCAGATCCGGATCCGTGGAGTCTGCCAGGCCTCGGCAGGTGGCTTAATGACTTAGCGCGGCGGCTCGATCATGGAATCGCCGTGCTTCCTTCGGACCCGAGCCGTCCGCCCGGCGTCGAGGCAGCGCTAAGGGCTCACCTACGGCATCCGCCCGTCGAGTTCCGCGCGGATATTGGCCAGTCCCCCGCCGCCGCCGTGGCTGATGCCTTCGGTACCGCGCCAACGCTCGAGGCGCTGCTCAATCCAGTACTGGACGAGGAACTCGGTATCATATCGCTCTCGGAAATCGGACCAAATGACGTGGCAGTTTGGTCTGTATTCCTGGAGCGTTTTGCGGCTGCCCGTGCTTCGGGGCGCGCCGGCCCAGCGTTGCTGGTGACCGACATACCGGCGGACCTGGCTATTCCGGCCGAGGCAATGCCTCAGAACTGGCAGAAAGGGCTGCGCCGGGGAGACCGAGTGATCTGGGCAGAAGAGCATCTTCCCGCAACGCGCGACGGCTTGGCCGGAGAATTGGCAGTAGTGCTCGCAGTGGAGCTGTGTGCTTGGCGGCTGGACCTCGCGGCGTCGCTGGTACAGGCTGGTCTCGATGACTTGGCCGATCCAGTAGCGTGGCTTTCGCGCCGCGCCGAGGCCCCGATCCTTGGACAAGAGACCCCATGCCCGCTAGCCATTCTCGCCGGTCAGCGAAAGAGCGAAATACAGCAGCGCATCTGGAAGGCCCAGTTGACAGCTTTGTTTCCCGAGATCGAGAGTAGACGACTTGAGATTGTGGCAGCGCATCGGAGCCGGCTAAGGCTCGATGATCATCTGCGTGGCCTCGGTGTGGCCTCAATCGAAGAAATTGAGCTGGGTGCGCTTCGTTTTCAGTTACGCGGGGCTCTGACCCGACAAGAGACCGATCGGCTTGATGTGCTTGTGCGGGCACGCAATGCACTCGCCCACCGCCAACCTGTGCCTCCTGAAGATGCACTAAGACTCCTTCGCAACTGAAATCTGGCGACGCCTCGATCCATTTCGGTTGCGACCTCGGCTAGCAGGCCCAGCTCTTTTTCTACTATTTGGCGTGTCGCATCCGCAATTAATGACGAGACACTAACCGATCAGGTTTCGCGTCGATACCGCAGGCATTAACTTGCGGGGCGCTCGAATACCTCCCTCAGCCGACCTTGCAGCCCCAGAAGGACGTGTGATCGGCGGCGAAGTAGCCGTCCGCGACCCGGAAATACCCCTGCAGCTCGACGGTATCGCCCGCGGTCAACGGGACCATCGTCTGCAGCCAGATCGCGGTGGCGAGCGAAACGTGGGTGGCGGAGATTTCGCCGAGGGAGCCGCGGATTTCGGTGGTGCCGTTCAGCACGAGTCGCCCGCGCATGCGGGCCGTGGCGCTGGCGTTGATCTTGTAGAGCAGCGTCGCGCCGAAGAGGTAGGTGCCGTCCATGGGGGCGACGAAGTGATTGTTGGCAGCGTCGAAGGCGCCCTGGTCGTTGTAGTCGGTGTTGTTGAGGCCGATCTTCGTCCAGGTCCCAACGCCGACATAGTTGTCGTAGTTCGTGTAGGCCTTGAAGCGGGGCAGCCGGGGCTGGTCGACGATGCCGGTGGCGTTGTCCACGCTCAGCCCATCGAAAAAGGTGCTGCCGTCAGCGGAGACCGCGAGGCGGAAGCGGTCCGAGCCGAAGAGCCCCACCAGCGCCTTGGTCACGAAGTTGGTCTGCAGCGTCAGGCCGAGATCGTCGCCGGCGGCCTCCTTGTTCATGGTGTAGAACAGGTCGCCCGTGCCGCCTTCGGCCACGGTCCTGGCGGTCCAGAGCGCGGCGTTCAGCTTGGCCGAGAACGGGTTCGACGCATCCGCTGTGGTGCCGACCCCGAGCAGCGCCATGTTCTGCAGCGCCGCCGGTGTGGTGCCGACCCAGCCCGCGCCGTCGTAGACCAGCAGCAGCCCCTCGTCCTCGACCCATGCGCGCCACCCCGTCCGCGGCGGCATGCGCAGCCATGCCCCGTCCGTCCAGAGTGCCACGTTAAGGTCCCAGCCCGCCCAGTCGCCCGTCGCGCCCGAAGCGACGATGTAGCGATCGCCGTCGGCGGGGCTCGCCGGGGGTGCTTCCAGATCGCGGTCGAGAACCGAGAGCTGGACGAGCCCGTCGAGGATCCGCAGCGCCTCATTGTGGGTGACATGCTTCTGGGCCTGCGCCGCGAGGATGTAGGGCAGCAGCAGATGGGTCGTGGCGTCGGACATGGGCGGTCTCCAGAACGAAGAACGCCGCCTGCATGGCAGGCGGCGGACAATGGCGCGGTGATCGGCGGTGGCGAGCTACCCGCGCTCGGGCGTCTCCGCCGGAATGGCCGAGAGAACCGGATCGGGCTTGGGCGCGTCCCACTTCGCGGTCATTGCGGCCCAGCGATCGATCTCGGCCCGGAAGGCCGGATCGTCGATCCGTAGATGAAAGGTGTAGAGGCGATCCACGATCTCGCGCATCAACGCGCGCATCTCGTCGTCATTGATCCGCGAGACCTCGGACCAGGGTATGCGTCGGCCCACGGCGTCCTCCACGATGACGTCGCTGCCATCACCCGTGTGCGAAACGGGCGTGAGGCCGGCATGCAGGGTCTCGAGCTGCGTGTTTCGCACGCAGGCAACGGCCATCACTCTGGCAAGCTTGGCGGCAATCCGGTCTTCGTCCTCGGCGCGCATGGCCCGAGCCTACGACGCCGATCGCGCATAGTGCCAGAACTCATTGCGCTACCTCAGAAGCTCAGCGTTACAGCCTTGGGCGCACCCCGCCCGACAAGGGCGGAGAGCTGGTAGATGCGGATGTCGAGCGTGTCGCCGGGGGCGAGTAGCTCGCCCCAGTCTGCGGTCTGCTGGGCGGCGGTGTAGACCGTGCTGGTGGTGGCCGTGCTCAGCACCCGCTTCACAGTGGCGCCGTCGAGGATCTCCACCTCGTAGGCTTCCAGTTCCTCGGCCAGCGGCACCTCGAGCCCACCCCAGCTGTCGGCGGAAAGTGCGCGCGACCGGCGCGTCCAGCGGATCGTCAGGTCGCCGGGCGTGCGTGCGCGACGCCACGGCTGCTCGACATGAGCGACGGAGAACGTCCGCAGCCCGACGCCTGCAGGCGTGAAGGCGTGCCCGACGTAGGTCTCGTCGCTGACGGGACGGCTCGCCGGGCCAATGCGCCAGTTCCATGGGATGCCGAGATCGGACTCGGCAAGGGGCAGCGATGCGAGGCTGCCGTCGAGCACCACGATGCGCGCGCCTGCAGGGGCCGGGTTGCCCATCGCATTCTCGGTGCCGCGCTGACCGCGCAGGAGCCGGCTCAGGCGGTACCGGCCGGGCGCCAGCAGCTCGGCCGCGCCCGCCTGCACGATTTCCCAGACGCCGGGCGCGCTCTCGATGGCCAGCGCGTTGGTCCCTCCGAACAGTGTCAGGTCCGTGACGCTTTCGAGAGTGCCGGTCAGCAGATCGACCACCAGCGAGTTGCCGAGGTCGAAGCGCGAGGTTGGGCCCGCGTAGAAGTCCGAGACCAGCGAGCCGAGCCGGGCCCGCGTGCCGAAGCTGGTGAGCAGCTCGAAGCCATCGGTCGAGGGGCTGCGGAACACCGCCATCTCGCCCGGCCAGGGAACCGCGTGCGCCGCAATGAGGGGCCGATGTGCCGGCTGGTCCTCGGTGAGCTGCGGCAGGTCCATCAGCACCGCATCCGGCGCGCCGAACACCACGGCCCGCGTCAGCGACGCCGCGCGGGGATCGCCGGGCGGCAGATCGTAGGTCGCCCGGTCCTGGCGGACCGCCTCGATGCCGCGCGCCTCGGAGTCGGCGATGGAGACGAGCCGCAGATCGACCAGCCGCCCGTCATAGCTGAGCCGGATCGCGTCGGCCGGGTCCAGCGCAAGGCGCGAGGGCGGCAGACGGAACGCCGCCGTCTCGCGCCCCACCCAAGCCTCCATCAGCGCGCGGCGGCAGCGCCGTTCGGCCTCCTCGGGCGGCACGGCCATCGGGAAGCTCTCGGACGCGATGCGCGTCGTGTCCACGGTGATTCGCCGCGCCTCGACGAGGGCCGCGTCGTAATCCTCGTCGGCGCGCGCGACCTGCCATTTCAGCGCCTGCGGCAGTTCGGTCTCCTGGCCGCGCGTCAGTTCCAACACGTCGCCCTCGCGGGCCGCGACCAGATCGTCGGTCGCCAGGGTGGCGACGGAAGCCCGGCCGCGCATGATGAAGCGGATCACCCCTTCGGTCTCGACCGCGTCGAAGCCGAAATGCCGCGACAGCGTGGTGATCGAGGCGCGCGGGCTTTCGAGCGCCGTGATGGCGTAGCCCTCGACTGCGCCCCAGAGGCCGGAGACGTCGATGCGGTCCTCGGGAAGCCCCGCCCGCTGGCAGAGATGGCGGACCAGTGCGGCCAGCGACACCGCGCCGAGCCGCCCCGTCAGCCAGTGGCCGAGCCGCCAGTTCGCCCCGTCCGTCCAGACGTCGGTCAGCGCCGGGAAGAACGGATAGGGCCGCGCGTCCCAAGTCCAGGCGGCACATTCCGGCACATGCACCATCCGGCCGCCGTAGACCGAGGACACCGGGTTGTTCGCGGCCTCGCCCCAGAAGAGGTAGGTCGCCTCGAGATAGGCCCGCTGGATCGCGTCATCGCGCCAGCCCCGCGAGAAATGCGGCGTGAAGCTCTCCGAGGACTTGGGGTCGAAGAAGACGTTCGGCTGGTTGGAGCCCCGGTCGATGGCGGGACAGCCGAGCTCGGTGAACCAGATCGGCTTCGACTGCGGCGTCCATGCCGTCGCCGTCCCGCTCTCCACGCCACCGGGGCGGTTGTAGTGCGCGTTCGACCACCAGCTGCGCAGATCCTTGTAGCGGAAGACCCACGGCTTGGCCGCCGCACCGTCGGTGATCGGGGTCCGGACCTGCGCGGAGCGATCCGCCGCGCTGGCATAGAACCAGTCGAAGCCTTCCCCGCCTGCGATGTTCCCCTGCAGGTAGGCCCGATCGTAGATCGCGGGCCAGCCCTCGGCCGCGTCCGCATGCTCGAACCCGTCGCGCCAGTCCGACAGCGGCATGTAGTTGTCAATGCCGATGAAATCGATCTCCGGATCGGCCCAGAGCGGGTCGAGGTGGAAGTACACGTCGCCCGAGCCGTCGCCCGGCTGGTGCCCGAAATACTCCGACCAGTCCGCCGCGTATCCGATCCTGGTGCCGGCCCCGAGGATCGAGCGCACATCCGCGAGGAGGTCTCGATACGCCTGCACCGCCGGATAGGTGCTGGCGCCCGAGCGGATCGTCGTCAGCCCCGGCATCTCGGTGCCGATCAGGAACGCGTCGACCCCGCCCGCCGCCGCGCAGAGATGGGCGTAGTGCAGTACCATGCGGCGCAGGCCCCAGTCGCCGGGCGTGCCGGTCCAGCTGACGCTCTCGCCCGAGACGCTGAAGCTGGCGGGCGTGGCCGCGCCGAACAGCGCCGCCACCTGGCTTGCCGCCGTGGCGGTCTTGTCCACGGTTCCCGCAAGACCTGCCGCGGGAGAACAGGTGATCCGCCCCCGCCAGGGGAATACAGGCTGGCCCGTCTCCGCGGCGTTGTCGGAATACGGGTTCGGCAGGGAGTTGCCGGGCGGCACGTCCATCAGGATGAAGGGATAGAAGGTGACGCGCAGCCCGCGCGCCTTCATCTCCTGGATCGCCTGCACCACGGCGAAATCGGACGGCGTACCGCCATAGACCGGGCGATCCTGATCGTCTCGGCTGACGAGGAAGGCATTGGCGCGGCTGACGCCATTGACCGACCAGCTGGCGGGTGTGGTGGATTTGGCTGACACCTCGACGCCGGGCCGCACCTTGCACGATCCCGCGCGCAAATCGTCGCCGAACCACGCGACGACGAGGCTGACGCTCTCGACCACCGGGGCCATGGCCTGCAGCCGGTCCAGCGCCTCCACCATGTCGGTGGAGTCGGCCAGCGCGTTCAGGTTCTCGGGCACCGTCGCGCCGCCATCGGGCTTGCGGATCGCCTGCGTCGCGTAGGTGAACTCGCCCGAGGCCGGGATCATGGTCACGGCGCGGGTCAGCCCCTCGGCGGTGTCGGGATCGGCGAGCGGGCGAAACACCTCAAAGGAGAGCTGCGGAAGGCGGTTGCCGTAGGTCGAGAGCGCCAGCTCCTCGAAGACCACATAGGCCGTGCCGCGATAGGCCGGAGTGTTGGCCGCGCCCATCTTCGCCGCGATGAACGGATCAGGGCTCTGCGTCTCGTCGCCGGGATACCAGCGCCAGGTGACGCCGGAGAGGTCCATGGGCTTGCCGTCGGCCCAGATGCGGCCGATGCCGGTGATCGGGCCCTCGCAGAGCGCGACGGCGAAGGAGGCGTAGTACAGATACTCGGTCGTCTTGACCTTGCCGCCTCCGCCACCCTTGCCGCCGCCCTGCGTGGTGGTCTTCGTCTCCTCACGGAAATCCGTCGCCCAGATGATGTTGCCGCCCATGCGCATGCGACCGTAGAGCCGCGGGAGGACCGCCCCTTCGGTGGCCGAGGTGATGCGCAGCGTGTCGAGCCGCGCGCCCTCGATGCGCTGGGTGGGCGCCAGCGACGAGATGATCCAGCTGTCGACGACCGAGCCGATGCTGGAGCCGATGAACCCGCCGATGGTCGCGGCGCTGACGCCGAGGATCGCACCGCCGATCGAACCGCCGATGGCGGCGCCGGCGACGCCGAGGACAAGCGTTGCCATGGTCGGGTCTCAGCGTTGCGGAAACAGGAAGGCGAAGGCGATGCGCCGCCGCCAGCTTTGAGTTAGCGGTTCCTCGATCACGCCGAGCCGCTCATAGGCGTGGAGGAAGCTGTCGGGACAGGTCAGGATCCCGACATGCTTCGCGATGGCGCGGGGCTTCATGCGGAAGAGGACCAGCGCGCCGGGACCGGCCGCCGCAGGTTCCACTTCGATCATCATGCGCCGCGCGCCCTCTGCCAGAACCTCGCGCAGACCGGTCTCGCCCCAGTCGCGGCTGTAGGGTGGGATCGGGAACGGCTCGGGGCCGACGATCTCGCGCCAGACGCCCCGCGCCAGCCCGAGGCAGTCGCAGCCGACGCCGCGCAGGCTAGCCTGGTCGTGATACGGCGTGCCGAGCCATGAGCGCGCAATGGCAATGACGCGCTCGGGATTGCCGGAGGTCACAGCACGCTACCCTCGTGGCCGCCATCCTTGGTGGCGTAGCGGAGGACCGCGTCCTGACCGGGGATGTGCGGGAAGCCGCAGAAGTTTGCGCTGTTCGCGAACTTCGCCCCGCAGGTCTCCATCCGCTTGTCACAGCCCGCACGGATGATGAAGGCGTCGTCCTCGGCGATCGCGCGCACGGGCGCTTCGAGCAGCGTCAGCACAGCAATGCCGTCCGTGACGTCATGGCCCAGCACTTCGGTGCGCCGCCCCGCGTTCGCGCCGCTGGTCCATTCGAGCGTCCCGAAGGTGAACCAGCCCGCCTCGAAGCCGGAGAGACCAGAAGCGGTGAAGGCCCTGTCGCGCAGGAGATCGATGGTGGCTCCGGTGCCCCTGTAGGCCGGGTCCTCCAGATCGACGCCGCAGCGCGCATCGCCGAGAGCGGCGTCGCAGGTTGCCTGGAAGGTCCGTCCGACTGTCTGGCCCAGCACATGGGCGAGCGAGCGGACCTCAGCGACGAACGCTAGGCGCCCGCGCCGGATCTGCCCGATGGCCCCGCGCCGCATCAGCACGCGCTGGCCGGTGTCGGCCCAGTTCACGCGCCAGACCTCGACCTCGGCGTTGTCCCAGCGGCCGTCGAGAATGTCGGTCGGTGATCCGATCCGAGGTCAGCACGCCCTCGGCGTCCTGCGCATCGACGGAAAGGTCGGAGCCCGAGCGCACCTCGGACGCCGTCAGCCCGCTCTCGGGGTCGAAGTCCGTGCCGTCGAAGCGCAAGACCTGGTCGTGGTCGGTGAACCCGAAGGTGACGCCATCGGCACGGGTGATGCGCCAGCACCAGGCCAGCGTCGTGGTACCCTCGTCGAGATGGGTCTGAAGGTCGGGCGAGAGGGATTTCATCGGCAGGTTCCCGTCATGCGGTCGTCGAGATCGGCGATCCAGTTCGCCCAGTGCGGCGGAACGGCGGCGACCATCTCGGCGGGTGGTCGGGCGAGCCGGGCCTCGGCGTAGGAGGCGCAGCCAGCGTCACCAGCGCCCATCGTTGCGGCGCAGCCGGTCAGCAGGATTACCGGCAGCGCGGCCATCGCGAACCGCGTCGCGCCCGCTCTCGACGCGCTTGCTCTCGTCTTCCATGGCATCGCGTTCGGCCTCCCGTTTGCCCGTTCGTTCTCCTTCCACGCGTCCCCAGACCCGGCCGAGGATGACACCCCGACGGCGCCCAGAGCCGCGACCAGCCAGATCAGGAACTCAGCCATCGTCCCGCTCCCCGCGCGCGGCGGCGACGCAGAGGGCGACGATCAGCACGCCAAGGCAGCCGCCCACGACCAGACCTGCGAGAAACTCAAGCATCGCCGCGGAACCCGCGCTCGATCCGGTCGCGCAGTCCGATCAGGCCAAGCCCGAGGAACATGAGGCCAGCGGGAGAGGCGTCGCCGCTGCCAGCAAGGAGAGCAACGAGGCGGGAAAGTTCTGCGAACGGGCCGGTAGCGGGCAGCGCCAGGGAAGCGATGCCGGTGAGCATGGCGAGCAATCCTGCCCACCAGGTTAGCGAGGTTGGACGGATGTAGCGCATGGGGATCAGGCCCTCCGGATCAGGGTGGAGACGAAGGCGGCCAGCCGTGCGAGCCAACTGGTCGGCGCGGTGGGTGAAGGCTCGCGGACCGGCGGCGTCGGCGACGGCCCGCGAGCCAAGGCCAGCGCCTCATCCTCGGTCAGGCGACGGATCGGTCGCGAGAAATCCACGCGGCCCGTGCGATCCACGGACCAGACCGGGATCGTGCCGCCGGGATAGCGGCCATGGCGGAACAGGTCGCGCTCGGCTTCCCGCCGCGGAATGATCGCCGCCGGGCGCCGCCAATTGAGAAACGCGTCGGCGGCTGCAACGCGATTGCCGGCATTGAGGTGCCGGGTGAGCGCGGCCTTCGCGATGCCGCCGGTATTATAGTGGAAGCTGACCAGCGCATCGAACTCGTGCGGCACCAATGGCACCTTCACGGCGCGCAGGACGGCGGCCTCATAGCGCGCGAGGTCGGCGCGGAAGACCCGGAACGCCTCGCGGATCCCGGCGTCGAGATCGGCGGGCATGCCGCGCGGCATGGTGACGGGATCGGGCGGCCCGGCCGCGGCCGTGTGGCCGATGCCGAAGGTCCAGACCTGTTTCACATCGAGATAAGGTCCGGGCACGAGTCCTTCGTGCCGGACGAGGGCCAGCAGGCCCCGGTCGGTCATGTGCATGGGATTACCTGAGGAGCGAGAGGATCAGGATCAGAGCCGCGACGGCGAGGCCGATGCGCAGGCGATGAGCAAAGGCCTGCCGGGGGTCGGCAGGGTCGCTGCGAAGGGAGCGCGCGAGGCGGAGAAGTTCATTCATCGCCGTCGCCCTGCTTGGCGCGGCGCAGCCGGGCGAGCAGCATCTCGATGAAGGCCGGCCCGAAGACCCCGACGAGATAGGCGGCGGACCCTGCAGCACCGCCTGCCGGGATCGCCTCGGGCGGCAGGCCCATCCAGCTCGTAATGACGGCCATGGAGAGGCTGCCCATCCCGGCCGCGATAAGCCCGCCGAGCACGATGTGCCGGAGCGCATCCCGCAGCCGCATCTTCGTGGTCAATGCGTTCGTGGCGCCGCCGAGCGCGCCCCAGGCAGCGAGGATCACGGCGGTCGAGGCCGCAAGTTCGCGCAGCACGGCCGCAACGAAGCTGCCGGTGTCGTTCATCGCCGGATCTCCATCAGCGGAATGGAGGTGATCGAGCCGAGCCGCTCGAGGTCGAGCGTCACGTCCAGCACATCGGTGTCGAAGCGCACCGGCACATCGAACTCGAAGCCCGCGGTGATGGCGACGCCAGCACCCGGCGCAGCGCTGAAGGTGACGACGCCTGTGGCGGTGTCGACCGACCAGCCGGAGAGCTGCTCGACGCCCGCCAGCGCGATGCGCACGCTGCCCGCCACCGGCTTGGCGATGGCGCGCGTCCAGGATTGCGCGCCGGAGGCGTAGCGCTTCACCAGCTGGAAGGCGGTCGTCGCGCCGTCGCCGGTGCCGATCGACTGATCGGTGGGCGATGGCGTGCCCGAAGGCAGGCAGGACTTGTGGTCGCCCCAGTCCTTGAAGCGGAAACCGTGGAGCCTACCGTTGCGCGCCTCGAAGAAGGCAACCACCGCCGCCAGATCGTCGGCGCGGCGAATGCCATAGGCGACGTCGTAGCGGCGACGCGAATTGGCCCAGCTGGCGTTCCTCTCCTCGTCGCCCGAGGCGAGCTCGACGATCTGGGTTCGCCGCTCGGGCCCGCCGTGCGCGCCGCGGCTGATGTTGTCGGGAAAGCGGACTTCGTGAAACGCCATCACATGCCCCTCCGCCCGAGCGACACGGCGCGGGCGATATCGCTTGCCACCTGTGTGCGGGACTGCCGGAAGCTCTCGGCGTCACGGGCCATGATGGTGACGTTGACGCCACCGCTTGCGCCGTAGGTCTGGGCCTCCCGCCGCGACAGCACCCGCTCGCCGCGCTGCAGGATTGCGGGCACCTCATCATGCCGAAGCCCGGCCATCCCGCCGGAATGCAATCGCGGGGCGGCGGCGAAAGCCATGGCCGGGACCAGGCGTGAGGGCCCGGCCGATCCGACCATCCCGCCCGCATGCAGCACGTTGGCGAAGATGCCGCCCGCGCCGGCAAACACGCCGGAGAGCGCATTGGCGATCGGCCCGAGGATGAACCGCCGCGCCGCCAGCTGGGCGAGATCAGCGAGCAGCGAGGTGACAAGGTCGCGGAAGTTCAGCTTCCCGGTCTTCACGAACTGGCCCACCGCGTTCTCGGCGGACTGGAAGGCGCCGACGAGGCTCTGACCGATGTCGCCACCGATGTCGCGGGCCTTGCTGGCGTAATCGGACAGCGCCGCCGTGACCGCCTGCCAGCCGGTGACAGCAGCCTCGGTCGCGGGCTCCGCCGCAGCGGCGGCAGCCCCGGCCGCCGCGCCTGCATCTGTTGCAGCGCGCCCGGCTTCACCAAGCGCCGTCTCCAGCAGCTCGGCCGCGCCGGTGGCCTCGGTCAGCGCATCGGTACTGGCTTCGTCGGTGCCGCGCACCGCATCGCGCAGCGCCTGCCAGCTTTCCAGCGGCGCGCGGGCCCCTTCGGCCAGATCGCGCGCTGCGCCGCGATAGAGGTTCGCGGACTCAAGCGCGCGGTTCGCCGCCTCGGCCAGACCGAGATCGGGCGCGGTCAGCGGATTGTCCTCGAAGGCCCGGTCGAAGGCCGCCTGCGCCGCCGTGGTCGCTGCCGTCGCTGCGCCCTCGAAGCGGTTCTCGATCTCGCCGAGGTCGAGGTCCGGCACCAGCGAGATGCGCCGCTCGGACCCGAGGGCTTCGAGACCGGCGTTGATGCCGCCGATGAAGCCGTTGATGCGCGAGACCACCCCGTTCAGCATCGCCTCGACGCCGTCGACCAGGCTGTTCGCCGCCTGGAACGCCAGGTCCCCGATGGCGGCGGGCAGCAGACCCCAGATCGCCTTGATCGCCTCGTAGGCGCCTTCGAAGGTGTTCGCCGCGGTGTTGCCGAAACCGACCACGCTCTCGATTGCGCTCTGCATCCCCGACGCGGCGTCGGCCTTCAGGTCGAAGAACATCGCCGTGGCGGCCGCGCCCGCCGCAGCGGCGCCCATCCTGATCCGCTCCCAAACCTCGACCGCCAGGTCCTTCAAGAGCGACATGGCCTCACCAAAGCCGCCCGCGCCGGAAACAAGCCGGGTGAACTGGTAGACAAGCTCGCCCGCGCCGACGATCAGCGCGCCGATGCCGGTGCGGATCAGGGCGCCGCGCAGGACGACCAGCGTGGTGGCGAGACCGCGCACGGAGAGCGCTGCGGCGGCCATCCCCGCCACCCAGCGGCCCGCGAGGAAGGCCGCGAAGGTGGCCGCGTAGGTGGTCAGGCGGCCAATGTTGTCGAAGAGCCCGCGGATCGCGATGCCCAGCGGCCCGCTGCGGCTGGCGACCGCCGCCATGGCATCCGCGACGGCTTCCAACGCGGGGGCTGCGGCAACCGCGAACTGGTTCGACAGCCCGCGCCAGACCAGCCCGAGCCGAGAGATGGCGTCGTTCGTCCGCTCGATCTGGTCGGCATCCTGCTCGGAGACGACGACCCCGAAGGCAAGCACGTCCTCCGTCGCCTGGCGCAGCGTCGCAGTATCGATCCGGCTCATCGCGATGGAGCCTTCCTCGCCGAAGAGCTGGCCCGCGACGGCCGCACGCTCGGCGGCAGGCACGAAGCTCTCGATCGCCGCGTTGATCTCGCCGACGCGCTGGTCCAGCGGCAGGGCGATCAGGTCGCTGGCGGAAAGGCCCAGCCGGTCGAGCGCGTCGGCGGCGGGGCCGGTTCCGGCGGCCGCCTGGCTCAATCGCCGCGTCAGATCCTTGGTCGCCTGCTCGATGCCGGACATCGACACGCCAGCCAGCTCGCCCGCGCGCTCCAGCGTCTGGATCGAGGCGACCGTGGTCCCCAGCGATTGCGCCAGCTTGGCCTGCGCATCGACCGTCTGCAGGCCGGAGCGCACCATCGCCACGCCAGCGGCGGTCGCGGCCGCAACGGCGGCAGCGGCGGCCACACGCACCCGCCGCGAGAAGGCCGCAAGCCGGGTGTTGGCTGCCTCCATCTCGCGGCTGAGCCGCCCGAAACCGCGCGACCCGGCCTCGCCGACGCCTTCCAACTCGGCACGCACCTGCCGTCCGCCCACGGCCGCGAGGCGGACGCTGACGCGTTTCTCGGCCATCGGTCAGACTCCTTGCTTTCGCCGTACGGGCGTCTTACGTTTATGCCATCGATCAAGTGAAGGTATGACCATGGCCGAGACCGCGACCCTGTCCTCGAAGTTCCAGATCTCGATCCCCAAGGCGATCCGGGCGGCGCAGCACTGGGAAGCAGGGCTGACCTTTGCCTTCATCCCGAAAGGCACGGGCGTCCTGCTTGTGCCGGTGCCCAAGCGGGAGGTGCTGAAGGGGCTCGCGCGCGGCGCGTCCGCCACCGATTATCGCGACCGGACGGATCGGTTCTGATGATCCTCGTCGATACGTCGGCCTGGATCGAATGGCTGATCGACTCGGCAACCGGCGCCAAGGTGGCCGAGCACCTGCCCGAACAGGCGGAGTGGATCGTGCCGACCATGGTCCAGCTCGAGCTGGCGAAATGGCTGACCCGCGAGGTCGGCGAGGACAAGGCGGATCAGGTCATCGCTTTCACGCAGGTCTGCCACGTCGTCCCGCTCGACACCGAGATCGCGCTGGCGGCCGCGGAAGCCTGCCGCGAGCACAAGCTCGCCACCGCCGACGCGATCATCTTCGCAACCGCCCGCGCACAGGGCGCGACGCTCCTGACCTGCGACGCGCATTTCGAGGGGCTGCCCGGCGTCTCGCTGATCGAGAAGATCAAGGTCTGACCCCCGGGCCGCCATTCGCGCTCAGCTCCTCGTTCAGCTTCCGCACCATCACCGCCTCGATGACGGGCAGCAGTTCGGCCATGGCGAGGGGCGGCACATCGAGGGCGTCACCCAGCGCGAGCGCCGCCGACATGTCCCAGCCGATCACCGCGCCCGGCAGCACGCGCAGCTGGCCGCCGAGGCGGCCGACGAGGTCCCAGACCTGCCAGCCTTCATAAGTCCGAGGCCGGTTCAGCCGCTCCGGGCAGTCCGCGCACGGGCTCTGGCAGGCCTCGCAGTAGCGCTCGCCCCCGCCGAAGGACCATTCGGCGAGAGCGCGGAGGCGTTTTTTTCCTGCTCCAGCAGCAGACCCTTGGAGACGTAGGTCAGCTGGAAGGCCTCGAAGATCGGCCAGACATCGAGCAGCGCGTCGATGGCCTCAGGGCTGGGATCAATCGGCTTTCCGTCCGCATCGCCGATGCCCTCCCAGGTGAGCACCGCCCGCCGCGCGAGCGCCTTGGCGAAGGCGACGGCGCGCTCCTCGTCGGAGGCCTCCCCCGTTACCGCCTCGACGGCCGGATCGCTGCGCGTCGCCACCATCAGCGCGGTGGTCAGCGGTCGCAACTGCACCCGGACGCCGGGGGCGAGGTCGTGCCAGCGCGGCGCATTGGTCAGGTCGAGCGTCAGCATCGTCAGTACACCTCAATGTCGTTGATCAGGGTTGCGGTGCACATCCGGCCGACGACGCTGTCGCGGGCGGCCTGCCAGTCGAAGGTCGCCTGCACGCCCTGCGGCCCGGAAATCTCGATGCGCGGGCGCGGCAGGTAGACGGCGTGCACGGTGAAGGTGAAGCTCCCGCCCGAGGGCAGGACGTAGGTGAACTCCATCTCGCAGGCCTCGCCATTGATGGCCTGCGTCACCAGCGTCTGGTCGGCGAAGCGCACCTCGATCCGGCCGGTCAGCGCGGCGATGGACGGGTCCGCCCCGTCGATGCGCCCGTCCGAGCGGATGGTCTCGATCCGGTCGAGGTTGTTGGCATAGGTGATCTCGGCCGAGACCACGTTGCCGAGCGCGGTCCCGTTTCGCGTTATCGCGCCGTTGAAATGGCCGAAGCGCTTCAGTTCCAACGCGGCGGGCGTTCCGGCGCTGGTCGTGGTGCCGACCGTCTCGCCCTGCGCCACCAGCCGCGCGGTGGCCGTGAGCAGTCCCGAGCGCTGCATCTGCCAGGTGATCTGGTCGAGCACGCAGCCGGAATACATCGCGTATCGCGGCACCTCCGGCATGCCGGTCTCGATCGACATGCTGGGCAGCGTCCACGACCCCGACTGGAACTCGTGGCTGTACGGCGCTTCCGCACCCGTGGTCGTGGGCGCGCCGAAGGCCGCCTTCAGCCAGAAGCCGAAGGCTTCGGCGTCGAGCGGCACGACGACATCGCCGTCCGCCGTGACCGCGTCCTTGATCGGCGCCAGCGGATCGCGGCCGTAGCCGAGAAGCTCCGAGTTGAGCAGCGGCTGCTCCGCCCCGAGCGAAGTGCTGGCGAAGGGCATGCGGGTGAAGCCGCTGGCGGGCGGCGTTCGATATGTCGTCTCGAACGCAAGCGCCATCAGCGCCCGCGCCCCCTGGGCTCGTGCCATGGTGTTCTCCTCGGGTTGTCGGGGTCAGGCCAGTTGGTCAGCCGTGGAATAGTGCAGCACCACCGGGATCACGGCGGCCTTCAGGCTCGCGGCGCCCTCAACCGGCAGATCGACCGGCCGCGGCGCTTCGGCCTCGACCCAGTCGCAGAGCCCGCCCAGCGTGCGGTCGGCAGCGAGCGCCGCGCCGATGCTGGCGGTCAACGTGTCGAAGGCGGCGTCACGGTCGGCACCCTGCACGACCGCCTCGATCTCGGCGCGGTGCTGGTAGTGGTAGGCCAGCGGCGAGAGGGTCACCTCGGGCGCGCCCGGTTCGCCGTCGCGCAGGATCAGCAGCCCCTCGGTCGGCACGCGCTCTGGCAGCACCTCGCCGCGGAGGGCGGTGGCGGGCAGCGCCGAAAGCCGCGCGTGCAGCGCGGTGAGGATGGTTTCGCGGGGGGTGGGCATCTCTGACTGTTACCTTGGACGCGCGGCAAGAGCGCCACGTTGTGACCATGTTCTTGAAAGGCATAAGTTCTTGACCACCATCATCTCTATCGCGACGATGGTGCCGAAGATCGGCGGGAGACTCGGTTGTCCTACATCATTGCGCACGTAATTTTTGACAACACGGGAAACACTTACCCTGTGAACTGTCTCCGGACCGACTTGAAAATCGGAGATGAGGTTGTAGTCAAGATGAGCAACCGTCCACTTAAGTGGGCAAGGATTGCTGATATCAACTATCTCAATTGGAATTGCCAAAATACCATCGAGTGCTTGGCTTCGGAGGCCAAATTCACAAAAGATGGTATCGTCCTGCCGTCTGGAGACTCTCGAAGCGTTAACGGCTTGGCGCGCCCCTACGATTTAGCCGTTTTCCTATACAAGATTGGTTGGGTGCCTCGTCGCGCTGCCAGCAAGATGTACAGGATGGCCTATTCAGCGCAGAACAGAACTCAAACCTCTTTGATCCTCATGCGGAAGAATGGCATTGATGTTCAGATCATAAACGACACCTCAATGGATAAGATGATTCCTAATTCAGCCTTGTCAATTAGCCGAAGCGATGGCCCGTTCATTGGACAGCCGTTCCACGGCAGCCTGTCCAACATTCTTGAGCGCACGGCTGATTTTGCGCAAGCGTTTCTGCGAAATGAAGAAAATCTCGAGGCCATGGTGGAGCCGTTACAAACCACCAAAATCTTGCCGAAGCCGCCGCCCAAAGTGCGAGAAGGCGAGGACGACCTCTATTCTGCCTTAGGGGGTGCAGGCGAACCAATCTACCTTTCCGATGGTGTATGGCTGACCTCTGACGGTGGCGCACATGACTGGGGGAGATAGCAACTCAATCTCGCACTTTTTCCGAAAAATGAATCGAAGGGATTGGCACTTTGGCTGACATCAGCAGGTCCGACAAACTCACTACTTCTGATCGTGACGAGCAAACCAAGATGGTTTCTGGTCAGTATGTCTTGCTGCGTATTCTCCATGAAGGAGACAGCTACACGCTCATGACCGCCACAGCTAAGGAAGATGACGATTCATATCAAGCATATCCCAACCTCGAGAAACTGGTTGCTGCTGCTGAGGAGGTGCTAGGTCGGGGCGAGCACCACACCGACAATTGGGGGCGGCCGTACCTTTTATGCCGGGGGTTTGATCACCCCAAGGCAATTCGGGGCCTGGCGAACCTGATTGCGACGAAACTCGGACTTCCTTCCGTCGACGAGCCTTGGGCCGACGAAGAAATGCGAGAGATTTACGACGAGTTTTCGGTCGGCGACGATGGTGAACCTGCCTACCTCTCGGACGGTGTTTACATAAGCAAGCGTGGCCGACTGTTTGAGTAGGATCGCTGCCGACCCACAGTTTCGAATAGTGTGCGAGCCAGGATGCGTTTTTTCTGGCACGTCTCTGGCCGTGGTGATTTCCTTTCAATTCATCCGCCGCTCCACCCAGTTCGCCACGATCAGCCCCGGCACGCTGTCCAACGCCCGCTCCGCGTCCCGAGCGAGAGCCAGCCGCTTTGGCAGTTTCACCTGCGGCACGAGCAGGAAGATCGGCGCGGTGACCTTTCCGCGCCCGGTCTTCGATCGCGAAACCACCGCCTGGCCTTTCGTGTTCAGCCGCCCCTCGGCCACCAGCAGGCTCGGTCCGGTGCGGCGATAGACGAAACGCAGGCGCAATCCGCGGCGTCGTTCCCATTCGCCGGGCGTGATCCGGCCGCCGCGCAGGGACTTGCCCGCAGCGGGCAGAGGGATCGCCAGCCAGAACCCGTCTTTCGACCGGATCAGCGGGCCGGTGTCGTGGGCGCCGATGATGACCGGGGCCTTGGACCAGACCAGCGCCGCGGCGTTCAGGCTCTCGCCGGCCTTCGGATAGGTCTGGCTACGGATCGAGTTCGCCAGCCGCCGGCCGAGCCCCGCGCCGGTGATCTGGCCGCGCCAGGCGGTCTTCAGCCCGGTCCCCGCCTCGCGCATCGCGGCAGTGACGGCCTTCTCGCCGGCCTTCACCTCGGCAGCCATGGCGGCGACGAGATCGGGTGTGATGTCGAGCTTCAGCTTCATCGCGGTCAGGCCGGGCGCAGGTCGACGGTCCAGACGAGCCGCTCGCGGTCGCGGACGGGCTCGCCCTGGATGAGGAAGGCCTCGCCGTCGATCTCGATGCGGTCGCCGGGGCGCGGGTTCGCGACCTCGGCGAGACGCAGGTCCAGCCGGGTGGTTTCCGACCAGAGGCGCGCCTCGCCGAAGTCGGTGACGTCGTCCGGCCGGCGCAGGATCGCGCGGACCAGCGACGGTGCCCCGCCCTCGGTAGTGTAGACGACGTCGCGCGCCAGATGCGCGTCAGCGAAGAGCGCATCCAGTGCCGCGGCGAAGGCGGTCATCAGGTCCGCCTGGCCTGTCGCAGCACCTGCGGGCGGGTGCAGATCGGGAGCGGGTTGCTCTCGATCTCGAGCCGCACCCACTCGTCGCGATCCCGGTCGGGGATCGTGCGGGCGTAGAGCGGCTGGCCGAGCGTGTTGACCGTCTCGAAGGTGTCGGCGGGGGCGTAGTAGATCTCGAAGAGCCCCTCGATGCCCTCGGGATAGATGAACGCCTTGTCGGTCGGGACCGTGAACCCGACGCCGCCCCGGTAGCGGCGGAAGGTGATCCCGCCGAAGCTGACCTCGTCGGCCACGCGGCCCCGCAGATCGGCCGCCGCGGCGGTGTTGAGATAGGTCTCCCGCACCTCCTTGTGGGCCACGAGATCGGCGAAGAAGGCCGAGCCGCATTCCGCGCGGATCTGCACGGCCCCGGCCGAGAGCCCGCCCATCGAGTCCTCGACGCTCTCGATGAGCGCCTGGCAGCGCTTTCGCAGTGCTCCCGAGGCGGGGCTCGCATTGTCGAGGTCGAAGTCGATCTCGGCCGCCGGCGTGATGCCGAACTCGGTGAAGTAGTTCACGACCGTGGCGTGGTCTTTCGGATCCTTCACCAGCCCCTGGATGCCGTTCAGCAGGTGGTACTCGAAGGTGGTCTCGGCGTCCTGGCGGAGCTTGCGCAGGCGGTAGGCCACCTCGGTCTGCACCTGCTGGGTAGCACTCTCCGAGCCGAAGTCGCGGACGGACTGGATTTCGGAGGCCCAGAGCACGTCCTGCTTCTTGAACTGCCGGCAGACGAAGGCGCGCATCTCGCGCCGGTCGGGCACCTGCTGCTCGTAGGCCGAACCGCGCTCCGAGAACGGGATCAGCGACAGCGTGCCGTCGCGGCTCTCGATCACGACGGTGCGGGAGCGCACGCCGCGCGGGCTGAAGAGGTTCGAGCCCGAGAGCAGCGCGGGCTTGTAGGGGATGTTCTCGAGCGCACGGGTGAGCTCGACAATGGTGAAGGCATCGCCTTCGAAGATGTCCATGGTGGCCATGAGGATGCCTCCTGTCTGGAGCGCGCCCAGCAAAAGTGGATGCCGGTTTTGCGTCCGGGCGCGCGTGAATATGGGGATTGGGTCAGCGGACGAGGATGCCCGCGGCGAGGAGCGCCGTGTGTGCGGCCGCGATCTCGCCCTCGCTGGGGGTGCCCGCGAAGACGAGGTCGTGGCGGTTGACGATGGCGGGGCCGCGGACGACGGCGACGGCCGGTGCGTCGCCACCGGACGCATCCGCCTTGCCCCAGAGCACCGTCACGGCGGTCTCGGTGCCGTCGACGGCGGCCGGGTCGTGGGCGGCGTACTTGCCCGAGGCGGTGATCTTGCCCAGCACCGTTCCGGGCTCGAGCGTGCCCGCGGCGACAGTGATCGTCTCGCGGGTGTAGTCGCGGAAGGCTTCCCAGACGAGGAAGCCGCCGGGGTGTTTGCCTTCGACCAGCGTGGTCATGGTGTCATCCTTTCAGCTTGAAGGTGCGGGCGACGATCTCGCCCCAGGGGCGCGCGGCCGAGGACCGGCCGGGCTGCGAGTGATGTGGCGCGATCTCGGGCTCGGCCTCGGCCTTGGCAGCAAGGAGCGCAGCGCGCACCTCGTCGAGGCTCGCGTCCTCTTCGAGGAAGCGGCCGGCCATCTGCGGATGGCCCGCGAGGCGGCAGAGATCGACCACGGCGCGGGCATGCCCGATGGCCTGCGCGCGGATCGCGGCGGGATCGGGCGGCGCGCCGCTCGGCGGCGGGGTTTCGGCGGGCGGCTGCGGGGCATTGGAGGCGGCCGCCGGCTCGTCCTCGGCGTCCGCGACCTTGTCACCTTCGGTGGCGTCGTCGGTATCCTCGTTCGCTTCGACCTCGGCGCCATCGGCCGCGTCGTCTGTCTCCGGCTCAACCTCGACCGCTTCGACCAGCACCGGCGGCGCGTTGCAGAAGCGGCCGATGTCGAAGCGCGCGGCGATCCGGACGGGCTCGATCAGCCGGTCGGCAAAGCCCTGCGCCACAGCGTCGGCGGCGTCGAACCAGGTCTCGGACGCCATGAGCGCGGATACCTCGCCGGGCGTCCGGCCGGATTTCGCGGCATAGCCCGCGACGAGGCTGCCCTTCACCTTGTCGAGCGCCTCGGCCATGGCGCGCATGTCCTCGGCCGTGCCCATCACGAGACCGGCGGGGTCGTGGATCATCAGGAAGGCGTTCTCGGGCATGACGATCTCGTCGCCCGCCATGGCAATGTAGGAGGCAGCCGAGGCGGCGATGCCGTCGATCCAGACCGTGACCGGGCCCTCGTGGCGCTTCAGCGCGTTGTGGATCGCCACCGCATCGAAGACCGATCCGCCGGGGCTGTTCAGCCGCAGATCGACGGGCGTGCCGTCGGGCAGCGCGCCGAGTTCGGCGAGAAAGCCCTTCGCGGAGACCCCGTAGGCGCCGATCTCGTCATAGATCGCCACTTCCGCGCCGGTCCCCCGGGCGCGGATCGCATACCAGCTTGCCATGTCGTCACTCCTGTTCGGTGGCCGGATCGGTCGCCGCGGCGCCGTCGTCCGTATCGTTGCCGGCGCCATTGCCGGGCTCGGCCCGGGTCGCCGGTGTCGCGCGGGCGCCCTGCGTCTCGCCGGGGCTGGTGCGGTAGCGCAGGCCGAGCCCAGTCGCGCGCGCGGCGTCGGCCGCGTTCTCGCGGTCCACTTCCTCGATGTCGTAGCCGGTGGCCTCGACCACCTTGCGCCGCGAGGTGATACCGGCCTCCATCGCCAGCACCTGCGCCTGGATGTCCTTCAGCGGATCGACCCAGTCCCAGCGCGGCGGGATCCACTGCACCGGCCGCACTTCTGCCGGATCGGCGTCGAGCGCGCCCGAGAGCACCGCCGTCTCCAGCCATCGCCGCCAGACCGCGCGGCAGAGCTGGTGCACGATCACGCCATGCTGCAGCTGGCCGATGCGGCGGCGGAACTCGACAAGCTCGGCCCTGAGGCTCGAGTAGTTCGCCTGCCGGACATCGCCGGTGACGAGGTGATAGGGCAGCCCCAGCGAGGCGGCGACCGAGAGCAGCGTCCGGTACTGGAACGCCTCGTAGCCGCCGCCGACATCCGCCGGCGACGAGAACTTCACGTCCTCGCCGGGCAGCAGCACCTGCATCGTGCCGGGCTCGAGGCTTGCGATGGCCGCGCCATCCAGATCCGCCTCCGCCTCGCCCAGCATCGGCTCCTCCGGCGCGGTCTTGGTGATGAAGCCGGCGAACATCGCCGCGGTCTTCTTCCGGTCCAGCTCGGCGTCGTCATACTGATCGAGCAGGAACAGCCGCACCATGGCCGGCGCGATATGCGGCAGCCCCCGGATCTGGCCCGCGTCGATGGGGCGATAGATGTGCAGCACGTCCGTCGCGGGCACGCGCACGGTCTCCGGGATCGCCATGCCCATGACCGGGCCGCCCTGATCGGTGCTGTCGCCCGGATGGCGCCGGCGGAAGTGATAGGCCACGCGCCGGCCGATCGCGTCGAACTCAATCCCGCAGCGGATGCGGTTGCCGTTGGCCGCCGTCTCCGTCTTCTCGAAGGGCAGCATCTCGGACTGGAGAAGCTGCAGCTGCAGCGGCACCAGCAACCCGTCCTCGGCCCGGCGCGGGCGCAGCCGGACGAAGCACTCGCCGGCGACGAACATCTCCCGCGCCACCATGGCCTGCAGGCCGTAGAAGTCGGTCAGACCGTCGGCGTCGGCCTCGTCGGTCCAGGCGAGCCAGAGCTGCTGCACCCGGTCGCGGAGATCCGCGTCTCCGATGAGCGACGAGGGCTTGATCCCGTCGCCGACAAGGTTCGCCGCGAAGGCCTCGCAGGCGTTGGCGGCATAGCCGTTGGTCACCACCAGCTCACGCGAGCGCGCCAGCAGCCGTGGGCCACCGGAGGCGACCAGCGCATTGATGTTTTCGAGCGGCGGGTTCCAGCCGCGCAGCCGGCGCTTCGCCATGGCGCCTTCGAGACGGGCGCGCAGTCCGGAGGGACCGTGGCTCCGGGGGAGCCGCGTAAGCCCGGAGGACGCGGGGCCGCTGGGACCGCGGCGGCGGAAGCGGTCGAAGAGGCCCATCGATCAGAGCCCCTTCACCGTCGTCACGCGGACCTGCCGGACGATCCGACGCCCCTCGGCCGCGGGGATCTCGCGATCCAGCGCCTCGACGGCCCGGTCGATCTCGGCGACGCTGCGGTAGTCCACGGTCTTGCCGTCATAGCTGACCCGCGCCACGCCCGAGGACCGCTGCGCGGTCAGCGCGTCGCGGCGGGCGCGGAGCTCTGCGGCCGTGGCCATTGGGTCACCTCATGTAGCTCGAGCGCACCGTGCGTCGGCGCGGCGTCGTTCGGGTTGGGGCGGATGGCGCCGTCGCTGGACCGGGCTCAGACCCGTCCTGCTTCGCCACCCCGAGCTGCGCTTCCAGATCGGCCCACCGCGCCTCGGGCCAGCGATCCGCCCCGAGGATCCACGCGGCCGCGCGGGCATAGACGCGCGTATCCAGCGCCTCGTTGCGTTCGCGCATCTTCTGCCATTCGAGCCGCGCGAAGCCACGCCTGGTCCGGACCGTCACCAGCTGCTCGGCGGTCAGCTGCTTCAGCCATTCACCGTCCGCCCAGTCTGGCAGGTGGATCGTCCCGGGCGGGCACAGTGCGCCCACCGCCTGTTCCTCCCGCGTCGGCCGGTCCTGCCGCAGGAAGCGATAGGTCTCGGCCTTGAAGGTCGAGGTGGCCACGGTCCAGAGCCGGGCGCCGCGCCGCAGCCGCTTGCCCGCGACGGTGGCGTCGACATAGGTCGGCCCGGTCACCGGGCTCGTCCGCGTGAACCCCTCGACGCCCTTCACCGGCGCGACTTGCGCGAACCCCACCTGGCGCGACCAGGCATAGACCGCGCTGGTCTCGTAGCCCGTGTCGATCGCGAGCCGGGCCATCGCCATCGGCTGACCCGAGGCATGCGTCCATGTCCGCCCGAGCAGCTCCGTCAGTTGCTGCCAGCAGGCCGGATCGCCGGGGCCGCCCTCGAGTACGAGGTGGTCGACGAGCCAGCTTTCCAGACCACGGCCCCAGGCCCAGACGTCTACCTCGATCCGGTCCTTCTGGACGTCGGCGCCCGCGGTCAGGAAGAGCCCGCGCTCGGGCACCGTTCCCGCCGGCCATGCCTCGCGCCGGTCCGCCAGCCGTTGCCAGTCGGGCGACTCGCCGGTTTCCATCCAGGTCTCGCCAAGTATGGTGTTCCGGAACGCCCGCATCGCCTCGTCGCTGCCCCGTGCCGCCTCATGCGCCCGCGCGATCCGCTGCCAGCTGAGCCACCCCACTGGCGAGTAGAGCGCCGAGAGGTGGTAGCCGACCGTCGCCGGATCGGTGGTCGTTGCCGTTGCGCGCCATTCGCCGCGCTCGAGCATCCGCGTCTTGTGGTGCTCCGCGATGGGCCGCTCGCAGCCCTCGCAGTGATATTCCGCCGTCTCGGGGCGGCCTTTCTGCCAGCGCAGTCGGTCGAACTTCAGCCACTGCATTGCGCCGCAATGCGGGCACGGCACGAAGAACCGCCGCTGGTCGCTGGCCTCGTACTCGCGCTCGATGCGCGACAGCCCCCGGATGGTGGGCGTCGAGACCAGCAGCACCTTGCGCCGGTGGGCGAAGGTCAGCGAGCGCGCCTCGGCCAGCGTGACCGGGTCGCCTTCCTCGTCGGCCGAGGCTGGATAAGCATCGACCTCGTCGAGGAAGATGTAGCGCGCCGGGGTCGATCGAAGCCCCACCGCCGAGTTCGCCCCGGTCATGATCAGGATGCCGCCCGCGAACTCCTTCGACAGCATCGTGTTGCCCGCATCGCGGGATCGCGCCGGCTTCACCCTCTCCCGCAGATCGGGGCTCTCGTCGATCAGCGGGTCGATCCGCTGGCGCGAGTTGCGTTTCGCCAGCTCCACCGTCGGCTGGACCGCGAGCATCGGCCCCGGCGCCTGATGGATGATGAAGCCGATCCAGTTATTGCCGGCCTCGGTCGCACCGACCTGCGCGGCCTTCATGAACACGATCCGCTGCGTGGGATCGCCGGGCGAGAGCCGGTCCATGATCTCGCGCATGTAGGGCGTGCGCGCGGTCCGGTACTGCCCGGGTTCGGCCGACGCGCGCGAGGCGAGTTTCCGGTGGCGGTCGGCCCAACTCGAGACGGTCAGGTCCGGGTCGGGGCGCAGGCCCCGCGACCAGGCGCGGAGCAGCGCGGCGGCGCCGTCGAACCCGACGAGATCGTCAGGCAAGCCCGGGTCGGATCTCCGCGAGGCTGTCGAGCTGGGCGCGGACATGGGCCTCCAGAACCTTCTGCATCAGCGCCGCCTCCACCTCGCACGCGTCCCCAAGCGCCGCGGTGAGTTCCGAGGCCATCAGCGCAGCAACCCGCGCCGGCCAGGTCACCCAAGCGTCGCGCTCGTCGCGCGCGAGCCGGAACATCAGCGTCTCCGCCCGGGCGCGGTCGACCAGCTCCCCCTTCAGCTTCTGGAGCCGGATGCGACGCTCCTGCGCCTTTAGCACCTCGTTCGCGGTCTTGGCCTGCAGGAACGTAGTGCCGCCGCCGACGGCTGGCGCAGAAAGCCCCTGTTCCCGCAGCACGTCGCTCACGGCGGCGACAGCGGCTTCCGGGACGGGCTTCAGCTTCGGCGCCGGCGCTTTCCTGGTCTTCGATGGGTCCGTCGTCTCGGCCCGCCGCTTGTCGGATGCGACAGCGTCGATGCTGCCATCCTCGTGCAGGACGAGCCGCCGCGCCGTCTTCGCCTTCTGGATCGCGCCGCGTGACAGCCCGACATGGGCGGCGTACTGGCGCTCGCTCATGCCCTGCATCGACAGCTCCGATTATCATTCAAGATCATGTGGTTATCGAGTTGATAAGCCTCCGAGACAGAGCGAACGTCCATCCCACAAGGACGATGCAACTCACCCGGAGCCACCACGATGACCACGCGCCTGAACCCGATCACCACCCCGCGCCACGAACTCCGCGCCGACAAGGCCCGGCACAACAAGGAAGCTGCGCTCGCCGCCTTCATCGGAAAGAAGGCCGAGATCGACGAGATGCTCACGCGCCTGCAGGCGCTGAGTGAAGACCACTTCAACGCCCACCCCGACGAAGTGAACTGGGGCCATGTCGGCACCCTCGAACACTACGCAAGCCTCCTGAAGCGCATCACCGACAGCGCCTTCGGCGAGGGCGAGCACGCCCGCTGACCTCCGGCACTGCCGGAACTCCTGCCGCGCCCCCTGCGCGGCTCGGGGTCGTAGGAGGGTCGCGACGGTCGCGGCCCCGAAACCGGAGACCCCAGATGACCAAGCTTTCCGACACGCAAGCCGTGATCCTCAGCGCCGCCGCGCAGCGTGAGGACCGCAACGTCCTGCCGCTCCCCGGCTCCCTTCGCGGCGGCGCGGCTGCCAAGGTGGTCGGCGCGCTCCTTACCCGCGGGCTGATCGCCGAAACCACGACCGACAGCCAGACCAAGGCCGACGCCGCGCTCAACCGCATCTGGCGCAACGACGAGGACGGGCGGGCCATCCTCCTGCACATCACCGACGCAGGCCTCGCCGCCATCGGCATCGAGCCGGAGGACGGCGACAGCGCGCCCACGGGCGCCGACGCGGCGCCGAGCGCAAAGCCCCCGCAGGACGCTCCCACAGAGGCCGTCCCCGCGCCTAAGGCGCACACGCCGCGCACGGGCACGAAGCAGGCCAAGCTGATAGAGATGCTCCGCGCCGAGGGCGGAGCGACCATCAACGAGATCGTCGCCGCCACGGGCTGGCAGCCGCACACGGTCCGCGGGGCATTCGCCGGCGCGCTGAAGAAGAAGCTCGGGCTCGAAGTGACCTCCGAAAAGGTTGAGGGCCGCGGGCGGGTCTACCGCTTGGAGGCCTGATCTCGTCTGATCGCAGGACCGAAATCGCGCCGATAAGGCAGTCGACGACGAACATGGCCGCCGCTCGCATCGAGCGGCGGTCTTGTCGTTCTGACCCGGATCGCCTCAAAGAGCCGCCGCAAGGCGAAGGACCGCGCGATGCTCACCACCGTGAACACCGCCCCCATCTTGAGGTTCTGCGCCAGCGTCGTGTGCAGCCCGAAGACCGGGAAGAGCAGGATCTGCGTCACGACCGCGACGCCATAGCCCACCGCCACGTTGGCGACGGCCTCGACCAGCGACATGGCCCGGCTCTGCTTCATTGCGCCCCCTCATCCATCGGCCAGCAGTTCAGCTGCGAGAGTTCGGAGCGCATGCGCCGCGACCAGCGGGACCACTCCGTTGCCACAGAGCCGAAGCCGGTCCACCCGGTGGGCCAGCCCATCAGCGCCTCGACGAACAGCGGGTTCAAGGTTCGGCGCGGATCGGAGGTATCGCTCCCAGCCATCGGCGTCACCAGGACCTGGCGGCCAAGCAGCCCGTTCACCGGCGTGTTCGCGAGGCTCGTCGCCCCGTCCTTGTGATCCCGCGCCGTCGGCGTCATCCACATTCGCGTCGCATCGCAGAGCGTCGTCCCGTCGTTGCGCGGGCGCGCCGTCTCGCTGCGATTGCTGGTCCGGTTCCGCGTCCCCTTGCTGTCGTCGGCCAGCGGCGTCGGCCAGAGGCGCATCATCTCCGTCCGGTTGCCTCCGCTCGAGCGCGTCCCCGAGCAGGCGCGCGGGGTCGGCCAGGTGGTCGCGCTCGCGGTGGGCGAGGATGAAGAGCCGTTCGCGCCGGTGGGGTGCGCCGACTTCCGCCGCCGTGAAGAGGCCCGCCGCAAGGCGGTAGCCCATGCCGACCAGCCCTCCGGCGACTTCGGGGAAGCCGAGGCGGAGATGATGGGCGACGTTCTCGAGGAAGACGAAGGGCGGCTCGACCTCTCCAATGATCCGAGCAACATGCGGCCAGAGGTGCCGCGGGTCGTCCGCACCCCGACGCTTTCCCGCGACGGAGAACGGCTGACACGGATAGCCCGCAGTGACGATGTCCACCGCGCCGCGCCACGGACGGCCGTCGAAGGTTGCAACGTCGTCCCAGACAGGCGCCCGATCCAGGGCCGTGTCTTCCATCCGCGCCACGAGGATGGCCGCGGCGTAGGCGTCCCGCTCGACATGACCCACAGTGCGATATCCGGGGAGTGCGAGGTGCAGCCCGAGGTCGAGCCCGCCGGCGCCGGAGCAGAGCGAGAGGCCGAACAGGCACACGTCGTCGGCTCCGGCAGGCAGGCCGGAGGAAGCTAGAGCCACGCCATCCACGTCGTCAGGCCGCGTGGGCCCCCTCGGCCGCGGCCGGGGTCTCGCCCAGCCGCTTGGCCTTCACCTCGGCGAAGGTCCGGCCGTCGCCATCGAGGATCGCGTCGCGGCCGGTCTCGGCCTGCCAGCGTTCGACGGCGACATCGATATAGGCGGGGCTGATCTCCATCGCGAAGACGCGGCGGCCGTTTGCCTCGCCCGCCATGATTTGTGAGCCGGAGCCCGAGAACGGCTCGTAGCAGAGCCCGCCGCGGGCGACGTGCTGGCGCATCGGGATGCCGAAGGCGTCGAGCGGTTTCGGCGTCGGATGGTCCGGGCGCTCGTCCTTCGCGAAGGACGGCATTTCCCAGGTCGAAGGCAGCGTTTGCTCGGCCACCTTCGGCGGCCGGTTCGGGCGGCGCCAGCCCATGAAACAGGGCTCGTGCTTCCAGAGGTAATGCGAACGGGTGAGCACCCCGCGGTCCTTCACCCAGATGATCTGCTGGTGAACGAAGGCGCCCGCCTTCTCCCAGCAAGCCTCGAGCATCGCCTGGCGGCGGGAGGCGTGCCAGCAGTACCAGGCAGCGTCTTCGGCGATGGCCCCGGCGACCGCCGCCGCGATGAAGCCGTCGTAGAGTTCCGCGCCCTGGCTGCTGTCGTCCCAAGTGACGCCGTAGGACTGCGACCAGTCCTTGATCCGGGTCGGGTGGTTCGAGCCGTCGTAGTCGACGAGATACGGCGGGTCGGTCGCGAACAGCACGGCGCGCTCGCCGTTCATCAGCCGGCGGACGTCGTCGTGCGAGGTCGAGTCGCCGCAGAGCAGCCGGTGGTCGCCAAGGATCCAAAGATCGCCGGTGCGCGAGGCCGGGTTACGCGGCGGTTCGGGGATGGTCACCGAAGGCACCGAGCCCCCGGCGCCACCTTCCTCTTCACCGTCGTCTTCCGCGACGTAGGCCAGCAGCTTGTCCAGCTCGCCCTCCGAGAAGCCGACCAGCGACAGATCGTAGTCGTCCGCCAGCAGGTCCTGCAGCTCGGCCGAGAGAAGCGCCTCGTCCCAGCTGCCGAGTTCCGTGAGCTTGTTGTCCGCGATGCGATAGGCCCGGCACTGCGCCTCGGTCAGGTGGCCCAGCACGATTACCGGCGCCTCGGTCAGCCCGAGCTGCGTCGCGGCCAGCACCCGGCCATGGCCCGCGATCAGCTCCCCGTCCTCGGCGACGAGGCAGGGCACGGTCCAGCCGAACTCGGCCATGCTTGCGGCGATCTTTGCGACCTGGTCGGGCCCGTGCACCTTCGCGTTCTTCGCGTAGGGTTGGAGGCGCGCAAGCGGCCACATCTCGATCCGCTCGGGGGCGAAGGCGAGGTTCATGCAGGTTCCTGTCGATGATAGGTCGGCATCCGCCGGACTGGACTCCGGAGCGATGGGGTCCGCCGGCTTTCGGCTGGACTCCGGCATCCGCGGGGTGTCCACCCCGCGCGGCCGGTCAGACTTTTGAATTCACGAGGATTTCTTGGCGTTGCAGCTGAACGCTGGACTCCGGTGGCTTCCCAAAAATCTGGCCCTGTCGCTGGCGAAATGCCGAGCCAAGCCCGCCAGCATACGTTTCGGCCCGGAAAGGAACCGGAAAACAATGGCTTGGCTGCCTGGACCCCGGCTGGACCCCGGAAGCCAGCCCCGGTGTCCACCTCGGGATCAGCGTCGGTTCGCCTGAGCGCACGACCCCGAGTATATCGCCATGGATAGCGTCAGCGGGGCGATCCGTCTCGCCGTCCGGTGTATCGCCGAAAATTGTCTCACGAGCCCGTCGAGCCTTGACACACTCAGTGCGCCGCCTGCGCCACCACGAACTCCATCGACCGCTTCCTCGGCACCCGCTTCCCGTTCAGTCGCCAGACGATGACCGCGATCCCGTACTGCCAGCGCCGGTTTGCGGTGGCACGGCTGAAACCCAGCTCCCAGCAGATCGGCTTCCACGGCTTTCGGTTCGCCCGGCGCCAGAGCAGGCGCGCATCGGCAGGGTCGAGCCAGCGCAGCCAGAGCAGAGCATCCTCGGCCTGCGTGATGTCACGCGGCCCGGGCTTGGGTCGGCGCATCCGAGGCTCTTGGCCGACCTGGTCGGCGAAGCTGTGGAAGTACTCGGGCCAGGCGTTGAAGTAGCCTTGCGGCTTCACCTCAGGCAGCGAGCGGAACACGTCGGCCGCGCTCTCGAGCTGGTCCTCGACCATGGTGGGTGTCCAGTCAGCCATTGGCGGCCTCCGGGTCGTTCGCCCGAGGCCCATACAGCTTCTCCCCGAGCTGACGCACCAGCTCGCGCTCCGGCCAGGTCAGCCGGTCGTCGTCGACGGAGACGGCGAGTAGACCCTCGTCATGCCAGCCATCGCGCTTCACCTGGTCCGGATCCCGGCGCGTGCCGCCGTAGCCTTTCGGATACCACCTCATCCCAGGCCCCCGTTCGTCTCGATCGCCCAGTGCAGAATGGCGATGGCGTCGGCCTCATTGTCGTCTGCGGGTGAGAACCCTCGTGCTCGCGCCGCGGCGATCATCGCCTCCTTGGGCGCGTTGCCCTTGCCGGTGGCGTGGCGCTTGATTGTGCCGACCGGAACACCCTCGTACGGAACGCCGCGCAGCTCGGCCCAAGAAGTCAGGGTTGCCATCAGCCCGCCGTAGATGTGGGCCGCGTCGGTGCCAGCGTGGCGGCGCACCTCCTCGAACCAGATCGCGGCGATGGGCCCGGACAGACGGTCGAGTTCGGTCAGCCAGTTGGTGAAACGGAGGTATCGCATGCCGCCGCCGTCGAAGCGTCCGGGACGAAAGCTGACCGTACCGCTGGTGATCAGTCCGTCATGGCTGCGAAGCGCCCAGCCGGTCGTGGTGCCGAGATCGAGGGCGAGGATACAGGACCGGGAGATCGCGCCCGTTTCGGGGCTCAGGTCCTGCGCGGGGATCGGTGTGTTCATCGTGAAGGCTCACAAGCTGTGGGCCTTCGGCTTCGGTCACCGCAAGATTTAGCATCCGGCGGGTCGGCGCCAAAGCGAAAACGACCAGGGACGACGCGGCGGGCTAAGATCGACGCGCTGCCCGTCCCGGTCCCAACCTCCGAGCGCGTGGTCCCAACCTTCGAGGGGGTTGGGACAAGCCTTTATTGTTTTACTCCAATGGCTTGAACGGATGCGGTCCCAACCTCGGTTTCCCCAACGGGGGTCCTTCTCTTTTCGTATAGAAAAACATGTTCCCGACCTTTTCCGTTCTCCCACATGAATGTGTAGCAAAAGGTTGGGACCACAAGGCGAGGTTGGGGACACCGTTGTTTTTGAACGGCTTTTCGTGTCCCCAACCTCCTCGGGAGGTTGGGACAGGGTTGGGACTACTGGGGAGGTTGGGACAGACGATCCGGCAGCCATGTAATCCACGGTGCCTTGAAGCCGGAAGCAAGCCGGTGTTCGACCAAGACGTCACTGGACTGAGTGCAGGTGTATCGGCAGCTGCTTGCTGCCGTGTCGACCTCGGCTGTCAGGGAGAAAGCCAAATCCGGTATGCGAACACATCGCCGCTTGTTACTATATCTGGGAGTGCGAAGAGGGTCTCTCCTCAACGCGTTGTAGCCTTAGGGTTTGGAAATGCGAGTATTGGCGTGCCAATCGAAGAAGTTGCCGTGATGATCGACGAGGTGCCCTCACCGTCGGAGTTCATGCGAATGCGGCGTCCAGAGCAGTTCTCGGATAGCTCTGAACGGTCGCTTTATCGCTTGTCGCGCGACGTGCTGGAACAACGACTGGAGACGCTCACAGCACGAAACGACATGCAGGCGTTTGAGCGGTTCGCGAGGGCTCTCTGCGAGCGCTTTGTCTGTCCGTTCCTGAAGCCGGCAACGGGTCCGGAAGGTGGGGGAGATGGCAAGGTCGATACTGAGAGCATCAGGACCGCCGAGGAGGTCGTCGAGCGCCACTTCGAGGGCCGCGCTGACCGCGGCAACGAGAGGTGGGGTTTTGCTTTCAGTACCAAGAGGGATTGGAAGGCAAAGGCACGCGCTGATGTGGCTGGGATGGTCGGAACTCGGCGAGGCTACAAGACGGCATTCTTCGTCACATCTCGTTACGCGCGATCAAAAGATCGCTCTGAGCTGCAAGATGCGCTGGCGGCCGAGCATGGCATCTTGGTGGAAATTCTCGACCGGAATTGGATTGTAGACAACGTCATTGAAAAGGATGCCCGCGATCTCGCCTATATCCATCTCGGCATTGGCGAAAAGGTCGAGGAATCGAAGATTGGGCCGCGCGACAGGGAGCGCCGGGAAAGGTTGGCGTCGTTGGATCGTGACCTCGAAGCTCCCGACCGGGCAGCGGAGGCGCCGCTAGCCGTAGTGAAATGCGCGCTGGACGCCGCAATCCTGTCCCGAGAACTTGAGCGACCACGATATGAGACTGACGGCCGCTTCGAGCGAGCCATACGGCTCGCCGACCGCCATGGAGCGGACCGACACAGCCTCGCGGCGCGCTACGAGAAGCTTTGGACGGCACTGCACTGGTTCGACGATATTGGGGCCGTCCGCGATGGCTACCGCGACATCGAGGAGCGCGCCCTCGCTCTCAATCACGCATCCGCAATCGAGAGGGCCACGAACCTGCTTTTCGGGCTGTCAGGACCGTTTGCCCAAGCCACCTCAGACGGTGTGGATGTCGACGTACAAGCGGCATGGGAACGTCTGGAGGCCAGTCTTGAGTCGATGTGGAATGACGAGACTCTGCCCAACAACAGGCTGACCGCCCGGACGCTTCTGTTGATGCGTGGCATTATGGTGGACCTGGCAGCCAGCGACCTGAGTTCGATCGAGACACGACTATCGCAGATCATCGAAATCATCGACGCCGCCCGCGGATTGATGGAGTATGACTTTGATCGCTTGGAGCAGCTCGTGGAAATGCTCGGCGAGACGCTCGGAGGAAACGCAACGTTGTCCCGCGTCGTCGACCATCTTGGCGACGCGCTTCAACAACGGCGCGGTGAGACGGCACGTGGTATGCTTTTCTTGCGCCGCGCTCGGCAACTTGACATCGAACGGGATCGGTTCGAGGTTATTCGCCGCCTTGGCACCGTTGTCGAATGCCTGACAAAGGAAGAGCACCTCGATGAGTTGGTGGAAGCGGCATACCTGCTCGCTGTAGCCTATCGCGGGGCCGGGCTACCATGGGCGGCTAGAGCCACCGCTTTGTTCGGTCTATCAGCAATCGTGATACAAGCCGAAAAGTCGTCGGTGCCCCCGAGTGAGATACTTCCCACATTCCTCCTGTTGGGATGGATCGATCTGGAACTTGGTCTTGTCGCGGAGTTACTGGACGTCGTCGCAGTCTCACGCGGCATCCTTGGATCGTTGCCCTTCGACGAAGATTCGAAGAATAGAGCACGCGAAACACTTCAGACTTTCGACTTCTCACTCGGAGGCAAATTCCTGAATGCGCGGGAGGCGGATCTGTCAGCCTTCCAGAGCTTGCCCGATGTCCTCATGGCAATCGAGTTACCGGCAGCATCCACTTGCCTCTTATATGCTCTTGGCCACGAAGACGAAGCTCTCGGCCCGGCGATCGAAGATCGCGCAACAAATCTTGAAATGCTTGCTCAGCTTTCGGCGCAACCCGCTTGCGCCCTGCCTCGCCATGGCCTGATCGGAGAATTCGACGGTCCATTCGCCTTCACAACGGATGTCCTCGGGCTGCAGCTGACGATCTCCGGCGACAAGGGAGCGAGATGCGCCTTGGTTGCGCAACTCCTGATCTCAATGGCTGAAACGCTTCTGGCGACCGGTTTCGAAGCCGGCTTCGCCGCACATCGCGAGCGCTACGAGGTGCGTGTAGTGTTGAGCGATGTGATTGCGGCTCCTTTCCCGAAGTTTGACGAGACCGCGTCGCAGGACCTGCTCGAATGGCCAGCCGATTGGAATCCGGCTGAGCCAAGGACAGCATCGGATGCGCGAGATGCATTGCTGACGACAGTCGCGTACATCATTGGTCAGACCTGCATCTTGAAGGACGGGACCGAGTCGCTTGAGACGCTCCTCGACAGCGATACGGCAATCAGCCGGATCATGACTTCGCTCGGATTGGGTGTCAGCATGAGCCGGGTATTGAAGGAGACGCCGGTCACGCCTGCCAGCATCGCGGATCATTTTCGTGCTGATCCCCCACGGCCTTTTCCTTTTCGAGCGGTTCTTCCATTGCCCGAAGTTTCCGCGCCAGAAGGACCGACGTCAGGTGACACGACGGATCAGCCATTCGGGGCAATACGCAGCCATCGAGAACTGAAGACCCGATCTCTCATTGACGTCCCGCTCTGGAACGCCGCGAAATGGAGGGGTGTCGCGGTGATGAAGCTGTCACTTGTCGGTCTGCCCATTCTGGCTTTGATGTTCGAGAATTCCGATGCCGGTTATCGCATCTTCGAAGCCTGGCGGGAGAGGCTGGGGTCGGAAGATGAAGCCGGTGAACTCCTGGTGACTATCGTGACGGACCTGCCGGGTCGTCCGAGATCGCACTACGCCGTCATTCTGACGACCAACTTGGAAGCGCGGCCGGTGATCGGCGAGATGTTTTTCGTGGTCGCAAGATCACTGATCATGGAACCGAGTTCGGGAGAGAACCTGCAGCTATTCCTCCGTGATTGGGGGCGCAACGGAGCTTTCCTTATCGGCGGTGCTTCAATGCCCCAAGATGTCAGGCCACCTGAACTGCGGAAGGAAACCACGATCCTCAAGAGGCACCTGCGGGTGGCGCGGCACGAGGATCTGGAAGAGTACGAAGTCGGTTTTCTTGGCGGCTCGAAGGGAGTCTAGATCGTCCCATGGTTTAGGGTCAGTCAAGTCCGATCCTGCCCCCTCCGATACCGCCACTCCCGCGGCGCCTCACGGCCGCCCTCGTCGCGGCGTCGGTACCGCTCCCAGCCATTTGCCTTGAGGTAGGCCGAGACGCGCATCTGGTCGCCTCGGGTCCAACGGGCGGGTTCGAGCCCGATGGCCTCCTCGAGGATCTCGCCGACCGACACATCTCTCAGCGGCTCCGGGCGCGGCACGCTCTCGGTGCGGGAGTTGTCGTAGTCGGGGAAGCCATCGGAGACGGTGCGGATCTCGTGCGTCAGCCAGTGTTCGATCAGGTCGTCCCAGGCGTCCGACTGGTAGCGGCGGTCCTGTTCCTCGCGGGCTTCCTCCAGCAGCGCCGGGTCGTCGATCCACCAGATTGCGCCGGCGCGGAAGCGGTGGACGGCCTCCGCCCAGAGCTGGTCCCGGTCACGCGCGAGCGCAGCGATGTCTATGGCGCCGCAGCGCAACGGCCAGAAACGACGATTGCCGGTCTCGTCGCGAAGGTAGGTGTCGGGGTTCACGGTGCCGGCAAACACGCACTGTCGGGGCACCTCGACGGTGTAGCGGCCATAGGGCGGACGGAAGCGGTCGGTGGTGCGGGTCAGGAAGGCCTTGATGCGCGAGACTTCGGCGCGACCAATGGCATCGAGTTCGGCGATCTCCACGATCCAGACGCCCTGCATGTGCAGCGCGGCGTCCTTCGACCCGAGCTCGGGCAGTTCGTCGGTGAACCATTCCTCACCGGCCAGCACCTTGATCGCCGTGGACTTGCGCGCGCCCTGCGGCCCCTCGAGGATCAGCATGTGGTCGGCCTTCACGCCGGGCCGGTAGATGCGGGCGATGGCCGAGATCAGCCAGAGCGCGCCGATGGTGTGGTTGAACGCCGTGGGCTCGGCGCCGAGACAGGCGCTCGTCCACGTCTCGATCCGGGGCGTGCCGTCCCATTTCAGGGTGTCGAGCCAGTCGCGGACGGGATGGATGCGCAGCTCGCGGGCGACGGCGCCGACAGCGCGGCTCACGACCACCGGGGCGACGTTGATGCCGCGGAGTTGCAGCCATTCGGCGGTGCGGATGTCGTCGGCGTCCTCCCAGGGGCGCGGGAGGGGGGCGATTCCGGCGTCCCACGGCAGCGGCTGGCGCACCACGATCTCCTGCCCGAACTCATCGAAGGCGAGCACGCCGGCAAAGGCCGGATCGGAGGTCAGTGCGACGATGACGTTAGCTTCGTTTCGCTCGGGCGCACCCGCGAGGTCGAGCCGCAGGCGCCTGAACCAGGAAGGCTTCGGGATCGGCGCGTTTGGATCGCCGGTGGCGTTTACGCGGCGGCGGAGCTCGGCCAGCTGCTGCGTCAGGACCGACATGCCGATCCCGGTCGCGGACTTGATCCGCGCGATGACCTGCCGTTCGGGCAGCGGGTCGAGCCTTGCCAACGCGATGCGCCCGAGCAGCGTGGACAGGGCTTCGAACTCGGGCGGATTGGTCAGCGCCTCGGCAGCGGCGATCAGGGTCGCGGGATCGTCTGCGGAGGCGACGACGGGTGTGACCGTTTCAGGGTCGACCGTATCTCCGGCCTGCGGCTCGGCTGCGGTATCTGTCTCGTGCGCGTAATCCTCGGCGCGAGCGCCGCGCTGCAGATCGTCGTTGAAGTCGTCGCCGTGGAGCGGCGCGACGATCTCGTTCGGGATGTCGGCCCTGTTCAAACGGTCCGAGAGCGTTGCGGCCGCCTGGCGGCCGGCGTCTCCGGCATCGGCGTAGATGGTGACGCGCCGGGCACCCTCGGGCCACTGGAACCGCGCCAGACCGTCGGCCGACAGCGCCGCCCAGACCGACATGCCGAAGAGCGCGTGCGCGGCGAGCGCCGTCTCGATCCCCTCGGCGATGCCGATTTGACCATCCTCCGGCATCGGTAACAGCCGGACCACGGCATCCTTCACGCTGCCCAGCATCTTCTTGCCCGGAGGCGCCTTGGCGCTGCCGTCGTCGAGCAGGAAGGTGCGATGGATACCCGGCGCGCGCTCCCCGCCCGGCAGCCGCAGGATCGCGATGAGGCCGGGCCAGCCACGGCAGCTGTCGAAGTCCGGCAAGTCGGGATGGAACAACAAGTCGGACGATCCGGGATCCGACAGCCCGCGCGCGCGCAGATAGGTCTCGCCCAGCGTGCCCGCGAGTGGAACGGCCCCGTCGACGAGACGTGCGATCTCGGAAGAATGATCCGGGCGCGCGCGCAAGGGCGCCGCCGGCGCAGGCCGCGGCGCTGGATGGACCATACCCGCGAGCCGCGCCGCCTCGTCGAAGAGCGCGCCATCGCAAAGGCCGGTCGCCTGGGCGATCAGGTCGATGGGACCGGCCCGCTCGCCGGTGGCGTAGTCGAAGCCCCAGCCGGCATAGGGCCCGTCGAGATGGATGGTGCAGGAGCCCTCCTTCCGTGGCGGGCGCCCGGAGAGGTCGGCGCAGCGCAAGGAACGACGGTCGCGCGCCAGCCGGGCCTCCGGGAAGAGCCCCGGCAGCCAGTCGGCGGCGGTGCAGGCCAGCCGCTCCTTCACCGCCGCGAGATCGTGCCGGGTCTTCGGGACCGCGATGTCGTTGAGGTCGATCATCGCGCCCCTCAGGCCAGCAGGACGAGCCCGCGCTCGGCGCGGGTGATCGCGGTGTAGAGCCAGCGGCGCCGGTCGATCTCGCTGCGGCCCAGCCCGTCGTCCCAGACGATCACGTTCTCCCACTGCGACCCCTGCGCCTTGTGAGCGGTGATCGCCCAGCCGAAGGTCGCCTCGGTCAACAGGCGCTTCTCCTTGTAGTCGCGGTCATGACGCTTGTCGTCGTAGGCGACGTGGTCCTCGAAATGCCCCTTGTAGATGCGCAGCCGGCCCGGACGCCCGTCCTCATAGGGCTCGCCGATGTGGCGCCCGTCCTCGTCGTGGACGACGGCGGAGAAGTAAAGGCTGCCCTCGTCGACGATGTCCTCGAGCGTCACGAACATGCCGTTGATCAGCCCCAGATCGTTCTGGTTCTTGAGACAGATGATCTTCTCGGCCGGCCCCGTGGGTAGCCAGGTCCCGCCGAGACCGGCGGCCGCGCGCATGGCGTTGTTGATCTGCAGCCGCGTGGCGTTCAGCCCGCAAATCAGCTGGCCGCCGCGCAGCGCCTGTTCCGGCGTGATGTCGCCCTTGCGGAGCTTCGCGACATGATCGTCGTAGACGCCGAAGCCGATGGGCCGCCCCTCCCGCGCCATGGTGGCGAGGCGGATGATCGCGCTCTCGGCCGCCTGGCGGTGGATCTCGGTCAGCATCACGTCCGGCTCGTCGCGAGTGAAGGCGCCTTCGCCCCGGATCGGCGGCAACTGGCCCGGATCTCCGAGGACGAGGATCGGCTTGCCGAAGCTCATCAGGTCGCGCGCCATTTCCTCGCCGACCATCGACACCTCGTCGAGCACGATCAGCCGGGCGTCGGCCGCGTCGCTCTGCGGGTTCAGGGCGAAGCGCGGGTGCTTCATCGCCGAGAGCCCCTGGCGCATCGCCTCGATCGCGGCATCGGCCGTGGTGCGCGCGAACCCGGTGAGACGGAGGGCGTCGCGTTCGGCCAGCGCGATCTTTCGGGCGGCCTCCTCGATCTCCTCCTCGGTCGACTCGATCACCGAGTAGATCAGGCTGTGAATGGTGCGCGCGGGCGTGCCCTTGCGGGTCAGCACCAGCGCGGCCTTGCCGGTGAAGGTGGCGGTGACCACGCCGGGCACGCATCGGCCGTCCCGCGCGCTGCGGTGGGGCGAGAGGCCGAGCTCGTCGAGCGCGAACTTCAGGACGGTGCTCTTGCCCGACCCGGCATAGCCGAAGAGGCGGAATACCTGCTGCTGCTCGGTTCGGGTCTCGAACCACTCCTTGATCTCGCGGATCGCGGCGGCCTGGGTGGCGGATGGGGTGAACTCGGTCATGGCTGGGGCATCTCCACTGCGTAATCCTTGACGATCCCACCGCGGGTTGGATCGCCCACCTCGCACGGACGGACGAAGACCCGGCGCCCGTCGGCGAGCTGCCGCCAGTGACCGCGTCGGATATGCCAGCGCGGGCTGGCGTGACTGCCGCCCTGCGGCGGTGTCGCTGCCTGAAGGCGAGCGGGATCGATGGCGACCTGACGCCAGACCCAACCGCGTACGCCCTCACGGGACAGGCGGGACCGTTTCGCGAGCGACACCTTGCGGTCGCGGATGTCCGGGGTCGCGCCGAGAATGGTCAGTGCGCGCCACACGATGCCGGCGGCGACTTCGCCGTGACCGCGGACCGTCTCGTCGCTCCGCTCGGCCGGGTTGCCCTCGATCTCCGCCTTGCCGTCCGGATGCATCCAGATCCGCACCAGGCAATCCGTCCAGCCGCGCGGCGCCCGCTGGCGCATGAGGAACGTGGCCTCGACGATGTCGCCGTCGGCGCGGGCGCAGACGATCAGGCCCGAGGGAGACGCGCGCTGCTCGCGCACCTCGAAGATCACGGACGAATGCGGCAGCCGGAGCGGACCGGTAAAGACCCGGGTCATCGCGCGGTCGACGATTTCGCCATCGAAGGCGGCCTGATCGTCGAAGAAATAGATCGGCGCGAACTCCGCCGCTCCGAGCAGGTCGGAGCACCAGAACCGCTCGCGATGCGCGCGCACGATCCGCTTGAGCTCATACGCATCGGGGATCATGGCCGCTCACTCCAGCATCTTTTCGCCCAGGCGCAGGGGGCGTGCCACTTGCCGGCCGCCATGCCGCCGCGGCAGAGGACTGCGGTGGGTTCGGCGGCGGCGCGCGGCAGCCATTCCGCGGCCTCGGAGGCCCGCACCACGGCGACGGCGCGATCCGACATCTCCTGCGCGAGATGCGCGTCGAAGGGCACGAGCTCCGCGTGCAGCTCCATCGTGTCGCGGTTCAGCGCGGTGAAGAGCGCCGGGGCGGGCAGATCCATGTAGGCCTGATAGAGCGCGATCTGGGCGGCATAGACCGGCCGCGCGAGGCTGACGCCTCGCTTGACGACGTCCTTCCAGCTGGCCGCCCCGAGCGCCTTGTTCTCCCAGAGCGCGGGATAGTCCATCGCGACCGGGCCCGAGACGAAACAGCCGTCGATATGGCCCTTGAAGCGCCTGCCGAGCGCTTCGAACCCGAACTGGCGGCCGTCGGGGCGCTCGGTGCGCAGGTCGAAGCCAGCGATCCGGAACCAGTTCGCGACGATGTCCTCGGCCCTATGGCCCGCCTCGAAGATGCGCAGCGTGCGCGGCGCGAACTCCTGGCCCTCGTCCTTCGGCACCGCGAGGAAGTCGTACTGGATCTGGCGCAGGCAGTCGCGGCCGAGACCCGAGGAACTGACATAGGTGCGCGGACGCTCGGCGCGGTGGCGCGCGGTCAGCGCCGTGTCGATGGCGACGGACACGGCTTCCGCGATGGGCGGACGCGGCGCGTCGGCGCCGTAGAGGAAGCCCGAGCCATGGTTCAGGTCGATCATCGCTCGCGCTCCCAGAACCCGCCGGCCTGCGCGATGCAGGTCAGCTTGTGGAACTGCGCGTCCGTCAGCCGGGCGCTCTCGCCGAAGCGCGCGAGCTTCTCGCGGAGGCTGTCGCAGAACTCGATCTCGAAGTCGGTGACGGCGTTCCCGGTGGCCGCCTCGAGCAGAGGCTTCCAGCTGCTGGACGCGGTGTCGTCGTTCAGGTCGATCATCGCGCGCCCCCTCAGAACGGAATGGGGTCGTCGAGGCCCGTGCCGGTGCGCTCCTTGCGCGCGGCCTGGTCCTGCATGCTGTCGATGTAGCCGGTGACCGCCGCCTCGATCAGGCGGTCGATGTCCTCGGCGCTGCGGTGAAAGAAGGGCTCCATGAGCCCGAGTTCGGTGAGCGCTTCGGCGAAGAGCGTCCGCGCATCGCGGATCGCACGGGCCTCGCGCGCGGTCTTGTCGATCATGCCGTTGTTCCTTTGGGCGATGGCGCTGCCCACGTCCTGACAGCGGCGCGAGCAGAAGCGGTGGTAGGGATGGCGATCCCAGCGGAGGCCGTGGCAGTAGCCGAAGCCGCGCGCCTCGCGGGCGCAGACGGCGCAGAGCGCTACCCGAGCAAGAAGGTCGCGATCGGGTCCTCGGGCGGCCAGCCCGCCCTCTGGAGCTTTTCGGACTGGAGCACGATCCAGCGCGAGATCGCGTTGGTGGCCATGGCTTCGAGGTCGCCGAGGCTGAGGCTTGCGATGGGGGCGTGCAGTCTTCCTCGGGCCTCGAGCCATCGTCCGATCTCCAGCGCCGCCTCGCGCGTCACGTGCACCTGCCATTCATCCGGGGTCATCGGCCCGGCAGGATCGCGCCGGGCCTCGGGCGGCGGCGAAGGCCGGGTTGACCTCCGCCGCCGTGCTGCCGACCGCGCCTCACCCATTGAGCCAGGCGGGCATGCCGGTCGCCGGCGCTCCGCCCGACGCGGACGGCGGGGACGCGGGCGACTGCTGGGCGGGCGACTGCTGCGTGGGCTGCGGCGCGGGCGCCTGTGCGCCCCAGGCCGGAGCCGCCGCCGGGGCTTGCGGTTGCGCATCCCATGCCGGCGTAGGCGCCTGCCAGCCCGGCGCCGGCGCGCTCGCGGCTTTCCGCGGCGGCGCGTTGACGGGCTCCGGGGGCACGGTTTCGCCGCGCATGATCGGGCCGTGCTGCGGCTCGTCGGGCAGAACGACGTTCGCGATCCGGTTCTGGTCGCGGTATTGCGGGTTGGAGGCGGGCTCCACCATGATCCGCGCGGCGAAGACGATGCCGTCGAGATGCTTGAGCCCGGGCAGCACCCGCTTGGCCTTGGCGTCGGGGCTCTCGTCCCTGGGATCGAGCCCGAGAGCGCTGTCGACCATCGCCCGAAAGGTGGACTTGGAGATCTTCCAGCCGATCGACTGGCCCTTCTCGTCGACCTTGCCGCCCGCCACAGTGAAGCTCTGCCAGAACTTCCGCCGGGCATGTGGCCCCTCGAGGATGGTGAACTCGCAGTCCAGCATCTTCGCGTCGCTCGACTGCGAGGCCTTCAGGAGCTTCGTGTCCATCGGGGTGGCGCCGTCCACGCCGCCGGGGCGCACGGTCAGGCGGACCTTGGCGAAGGTGCCGTCGGGGATCAGCTCGCCGATGGGGGCCATCTGCGGCTGGGCGTCGTTGAGATCGTAGCTCATGGATCTGTCCTTTGCGTCTGGATCAGGAAGGGGTGGCGGTGTGGGCGGGTGCACGGCCGTCGATCTTGGCGATCAGCGCGCCGAGATCGGGCGCCTCGGTCACATCGAGGCGGCCGGAGCGGTCCTTAGCGGGAACGCCCCAGGGATTGCCGGAGCGGCAGACGAGGCGGCGGTCGGCGGAGGTCTCATCCAGGGTCCAGTCGCCCTTGGCGTCGCGGCCGAAGAGTTGCATCGAGACCACCTGATCGACGATGCCCGGCAACTCGCGCCCGGCCTTGGTGCCCTCCATCTGCGGCTGCCAGGTCGCCGTGCCGAACTCGTCGGTCACCTTCTCGAGCACGCCGACGAAGATCACCGTCTTGCCGCGGGCGTGCTGCAGGTGCTTCAGCGCCTGGATCACCTCGCGGCCCAGGAGCCCGTAGGCGCCGCGGACATCGGGCTTCCCGGTCCGCTCGGAGAAGGCCTCGGGCTGCTGGCGGGCATAGGCCATGGCCTGCCGCGTCAGGTCGGTGATCGAGTCGACGAAGACGATCCGTTTCCGGGCGAGAAAGTCCTCGATGCCGGTGCCGAGATACTGCTGCTGCAGCCAGGCGTGATACTCGGCGCCGTACCAGGACTTCGGATGCTGGGCCGGATCGTGCCCGCCGATCAGTACGGCGAGGTCGCGGAAATCGGTGAAGCTGCGCACCGGGATCGAGTCCCCGCGCCAGTCCTGCACCGATTTCATGCCGGCCTCGAGGTCGAGGCAGACCGTCTCATCGGCGGGCAGGGATTTCAGGAGCGTCGTCTTGCCGACGCCGGGCGGACCGAAGATGGCGAGCGAGGTCTTGTTCTCGGCGGCCGAGAGCCGTTCGTCGGCGGTGATGATGCGGAAGGCCATGGGGTTCTCCGAAGGTTGCGTTCAGGGTGCGCGGCGGCGGGGGTGACCGGGTGCCGAAGGGGAACCTGCCCGGCGTTGCCGCTCGGGCGTCCCGCCGCCGCGCGTCACCGGTCTCGAACCTCGAGCCGGAAGGCGGGTTTGCCGGTGGTCTCGCTGCGCGCGTCCGCGAAGCCCTCGCGCATCGCCACGGGCCAGGCGCCGTAGCGCCGCTCGGGGACGCGGTAGGCGATCTCGAGATACTCGGTCGGATCGTCGCCGGCGGCGCGGATGCGCTCGGCCATGGCGGCGAGCTGGTCCTGATCCCATGTGACCTTCTTCGGCAGGTCCGCGATAATCACGACACCCTCGTCCTCGACCCGCACGGTGCCGCTGGTCTTGCCTTGCGCAGCCCGTTCCGCCGCGGCGGCGGTCTCGTAGCGCCGCGCGATCCCGGCCTCGAGCCGGTCCCGCAGCCGCTTCACGCGGGCAGTCTCGGCGAGCGCTGTCGTCTGCAGATCCAGCAGCATCTCGGGCGGCAGCGCCGCGATGTCGCCTATGGCGAGACCTTCGAGATCGTCGAAGCGGGGGGCATTGTTGGGGTGCGGCATGGCGGGGTCTCCGTTGGAAGGGAATGGCAGGGCCATCACGCGGCGCGCTCTTCGAGGAGCAGCGCCGAGAGCGAGGTGGCGGCGGCTTTGGGTCTCGGACGGGCGACGGCGATGTAAGCGAAGCGATCGGGGCCCACGCGCTCCTGCACGAGGTGGACGAGGCCCTTCTCGAAGGCGCCCAGCGCGGCCTGACCGAGGTCGGCGAGCTGGCGGCGCTCGGGCTCCGGCAGGGTCGAGATCACCGGCGTGACATCGATCCCGAGAAAGCCGCGGTGATACTCGATCCGGGCGCCAGCCTCGGCCTGTGCGATCCAGGCGTAGAGCTCGACATCGGTGACCTTCGGCGTCGCCACGCGGGCGCCGATCGGGGTTGCGGCGACCATCAGCATACCCGTGCGGCCCGCGCGGGGTCAGCGGTCAGCCGGCGGGGCGAATGACCGACGCGCGCGACCGCCTCGGTGATCTTCAGGGCGCGCTGAAGCTGGCTCTGCTCGAAGGCTTCGATGTCGGCGAGCCGGTAAAGCACGCGCCCGCCGAGTTTGAGGAAAGTCGGCCCCTGGCCGTTGTAGCGCCAGCGTTCCAGCGTCCGGTGGGAGATTCCCCAGCGCCGGGCCAGCTCTTTCTGGTTCAGGCAATGCCTCTGCAGCATCGGTGTCTCCTCTCGTTGTCGAGGAGACCATGCGAAATTCCGCTGTGGGATGTCGTCAGGATCAGCGGGGGATGTAGAGGGGGATCAGCTGACCCTTGCAGGACTGGCGTTTGGCCGCCGGCGGGGTGCCGTCATCCCCCACCATCCCTCACTCGTCCCCCACCCGATCCCACGGGGAACCGGGCGGAGGGGGATCGGTCAGTCGAGATTCAGGCGGTAGCCGCCCCGCCGATCGGACCGGATCAACTGCCGCCAGTCCTTCTGCGACTTGAAGACGTCGGCCATGCGCAGGCTCTTGGAGCCGGCGCGCGACAGGATCGCCTTGCCGTTCTGCCAGGGCGCGCCGGCCTGCGCGGCCTCGTGCAGCGCGCGCACGACTTCCGCCTGGATCGGGCCCAGCTTGAACCGGCATCCATTGCAGCGGACCTCGAAGTAGTCGGCCGAGTGGATGAAGGGGGCCTCCTCCATCGGCTGTCCACCAGGCGAGAACCCGGTCTCGATCTCGAAACGGTCACGTTCGTCACGTCTTAGGAGGAGATCGCCGATCATGACGAGGACGGGCTGCGCATCGCCCCAGGTCTTCGCGTAGTCGGCCTTCGGCGTCCGAAAGCTGTCGAGATGGACCTCGCCGCATCGGAAAAGCTGGAACACGTCGCGGGCGTGGAGATCGAGCAGACCGCTGTAATGGCTCTGTTCCCGCGGCACGCGGTAGGGTTCGCCGTCGGCGCCTTCCTCGTAGTCGCCGAACTCGATCGGCACGCCGAACACGCGCACCGACAGGCGGAGCTTGTCGTTCTCAGCAAGGTAGATCAGGTCCGCCTCCGTGATCTGCCACCGCTCGAGGATCTCGGGGAGCGTGAAGTACGATTTGTCGATGTGCATTCACTGCCCTCCGCGCCGATTCCCGTGTAAGATGTTTACTTTATGTTCTTATTCGCTTGACGGGCTTCGATCAATCCGATTTTATCCTATTTTATCCACAGATGGGTGGGGATGACATGACCGAGCACCACACGCTTTCCGACCGCCTCAGAGCCCGGGCCAATCAGCTCGGCATCAGTCCCGCCCACGTCGCCGAGATGGCCGGCGTGAACCGCTCCTTCGTCTACGACATCCTCCGTGGTCGCTCCGCGCGCCCCGGCATCGACCGGCTGGCCGAGGTCGCCCGCGTGCTGAAGGTGGACCGTGACTGGCTGATCCACGGCATCGGAGAGGTCGAAGGCACGCCCCCCTTCGTGGACAATCCCGACGACGCCTTCGTGGCCATCGCGCACGCCACCCCACGCCCCGCGATGGGCGGCGGCGCGGTCGTGACCGAAGACGGCGACACGCCCGGGCGCGTCTATCACTTCCGCCGCTCCTGGATCCGCAACAGCCTGAAGGCCACCCCGTCGCAGCTGCGCATCATGCATGTGGAGGGCGACAGCATGGCGCCGACGCTGCTGAGCGGCGACGCGGTCCTGGTCGACATGACCCGCCGCGCGCCGAACCCGCCCGGCATCTTCGTACTGGACGACGGGATGGGTCTGGTGGCCAAGCGACTCGAGCACATCCCCAACAGCGACCCGCCCGCGGTGCGCGTCATCTCCGACAACAAGCACTACCCCGAATACGAAAGAACGGCCGACGAGATCCACATCGTCGGCCGCATCCGCTGGTTCGCGCGGGAGATCTGAGGTGATCGCGTTCCGGGAGATCAACGATACCGAGCCAGCGCTGGCGCATTCACCGCTGGTGCGCGGGGTCGAGAAGACGTTTGCCTGGATCGGTGAGCATGGCGGCATCCCCCTGACGCCGTCCAAGGCGTTCAAGCGGGTCTTCGTGCACTGGGCCGCGGCAGAGTTCGACTGGCCCGGCCACACCGAGGCGGACCTCTTCGCCGTCAACAAGGTGCTGAACGAGCCTGACTTCGCCCCGCTTATGGTGCTGCACGACCTGATGATCGCGATGAAGCTCGGGCGGCACTACAAGGGTGAGTTCCGCCTGACCAAGACCGGCCAGGCGCTGACGGGCCATCCCGGCCGGATTTTCGGCACGGTCGTCCCGTTCTTCTTGTTCCGGATCAACCACGCCAGCATGTCGCGGTTCGACGACGCGCCGATCCTGGGCAACTGGGACGTGTTCCTGAACGTGCTCAACGTCGAGACCGAGGACGGCGCCACGGGCACGCACCTCCGCCGCGTGTTCTTCGGCGAGCCCGAGACAGGACCTCTCCCACGGTACGACGAGGTGATGGGCCAGCTCTACATCCAGGTGTTGCGTCCGCTCTGCTGGGCGGGCCTGTTGCAGCAGGAGCGGGGAACGGCCAGCTATCGCTTCGAGGAGGCGGTGTTCATGAAGACGCCGCTCTGGAGATCGGCGCTGGTTCTAGACACCGATGCACAGGTCGCGCCGGCGACACGTCACTGATGCTCCGCCGGTTCCTATCCTCTGCGCAGGATTACGCGGGAATCCCATAAGTCTTTGAATCCGATTGTTTTCGGAGGGTGCGCGGGTAGCGTTTCCCTCATGCGAAACGTGCCGACAAATCCACAGCGGGGTTCAAACCCGCTGCCGCCCGACCAGATGACCCCCGCCGAGCGCCGCGCCGAGTTGTGCGGCCTGCTGGCGCTCGGGCTGGTCCGACTTCGACTGCGGGAAGAGGGCGAACCTTCTGACGATACTGGAGAAATTCGCCTACACTCTCCGGCCGACCGATGCCGTCATGCAACTCCAACTTACCGGAGACCCGCATGACGACCCACGATCCCATTCCCGCTCGCCTGGCTGCGCTGAAGACCGCCACGACGCCTGAACTGAAGGCGCAGTGGCGTGATCTGTTCGACAGCGAGCCGCCGCCGTTCAACCGACGCTACCTGGAGAGCCGGCTGGCCTATCGCATCCAGGAACTCGCCTATGGCGGGCTGAAACCCGAGACCGTCCGGCGGCTGGAGCGGCTCGGCGAGGAACTGGACGGCGGCGACCGAAAGAAGAGCCGCGTCCGCGCCGACGCCATGCCCATCGCCGGCACGCGGCTGATCCGCGAATGGCAGGGTTTCGAGCACGTCGTCACCGTGACCACGGACGGCTTCGAGTGGCAGGGACGGCCCTACAGGTCGCTATCGGCCATCGCCCGTGCCATCACTGGCACGCGCTGGAACGGCTGGGTGTTCTTCGGCCTGAAGAACCGGAGGGCGCGGACATGACGAAGGCGCCGGCAAAATCAGGAATGATCCGGAAACAGCGCTGTGCAATCTACACGCGCAAGTCTTCCGAGGAAGGGTTGGAGCAGGAGTTCAACTCGCTCCACGCCCAACGCGAGTCATGCGAGGCCTTCATCGCTAGCCAGCGATCCGAGGGATGGGTGCTCGTCCGCGATCAGTATGACGACGGCGGCATCTCGGGCGGGACGTTGGAACGCCCAGGCCTGCAGCGGCTGCTGGAGGACATCGAGGACGGGCTGGTCGACGTGGTCGTGGTCTACAAGATCGACCGGCTCAGCCGCTCGCTGGCTGACTTCGCCAAGCTGGTCGAGGTGTTCGACCGGAACGGCGTGACGTTCGTCTCGGTGACGCAGTCCTTCAACACGACCACCTCCATGGGCCGGCTGACGCTGAACATCCTGCTGTCCTTCGCCCAGTTCGAGCGCGAAGTGACCGCCGAGCGCATCCGCGACAAGGTCGCAGCCAGCCGGAAGAAGGGGATATGGATGGGCGGGGTGCCGCCCTACGGATATCGCGTCGAGAACCGCAAGCTGGTTGTGGACGAAGAAACCGCAGAGCATGTCCGCTGGATCTTCGCCCGCTTCCTCGAGATCGGATCGGGGACGGAACTGTCCCGCGAGGTCGCGAAGCGCGGCATCCGCACGCCCCGCGGCAACCGGATCGACAAGAAGTACCTGTATCGGATGCTGAACAACCGCGCCTATATTGGCGAGGCGGTCCACAAGGGCGAGAGCTATCCCGGCGAGCACGACGCCATCATCGACCGCGAGACGTGGGACCGGGTGCATGCTATCCTGCAGGAGAGCCCGCGCAAGCGGGCGATGCGGACCCGCGCCGAGACGCCCGCGCTGCTGAAGGGGCTGCTGTTCGGACCGGACGGCGCGGCCTTCTCGCCGACGCACACCCGCAAGGGCGACCGGCTCTACCGCTACTACGTCAGCCAGACGGTGCTGAAGCACGGCGCGGGGGCCTGTCCGGTCGGCCGAGTCCCCGCCGCCGAGATCGAGGCGGCCGTCATAGACCAGCTCCGCGTCGTGTTTCGCCAGCCGGAGATCGTTGCAGGAACGTGGAAGGCCGCGCGCGCACGCGCCGACGACATCACCGAGGCAGACGCCCGCGCGGCGCTGCAGCAGCTCGATCCGCTGTGGGACGAACTGTTCCCAGCCGAGCAGGCCCGCATCGTCGCGCTTCTGGTCGAGCGCGTCGATATCGGCACGAACGGGCTGAACGTCCGGCTCCGGATGGACGGCCTCAGCAGCCTCGCGCGAGAGATGCTGGCTGGCGGCATCGAGGCGGCCGCATGAACCGTGGAGCGACGATCCCCGAGACGGTGACGCTCCACGTGCCCTTCCGCGTCGTGAAGCGCGGCGGGCGGAAGGAGATGCAGTTGCCGGAGGGCGCCACGCACTCACGGCGCGCGGACAGCACGCTCGTCAAGGCGCTGGCCCGCGCTTTCCGGTGGAAACGGATGCTGGAGTCGGGCGAGTTCGCCACCGTCGCCGAACTGGCCGAGCGCGAGGGCATCGCGGCCTCCTACATGACCCGTGTCCTGCGCCTGACGCTGCTCGCGCCCGACATCGTCGAAGCGGTCCTCGACGGGAGGCAGGGACCGGAGGTGACGCTCACGCAGGTGCTGGAGCCGTTCCCGCTCACGTGGCAGCACCAAGCCCAGCATTTTACTCTGTAGAGCCAAAACTGCATCTGGGAGGATTGACTCACGAGGCGAGCTCACTTATATCTCTGTAAATCACCGTACAGAGGTTTCTTTCATGCGGCTCGCGGAGCTCTCGGACATTCACTCCGGCTACACGGCACGCGGCAGGCTCGATCCGCTGTCGGAGGGTGGCGTGCCGGCGCTTCAGCTGCGTGACGTCGGAACGAACGGCGAAGCGCCAGGACCGGACTTCCAGAGGTACGACCTGGACAAGCTGTCCGACCGATACTTCGTCCGCGGTGGCGAGGTCGTCTTTCGATCGCGTGGCGAGCCGAACGCCGCGGCGGCCATTCCCGCTTCGCTGCCGGAGCCCGTCGTGGTCATCGTTCCGCTGGTGATCGTTCGCCCTGACAGGGCCCGCGTTCTCCCAGAATACCTCGCTTGGGCCATCAACCAGCCCGACGCGCAGCGCAGGCTCGGCGCGGAAGCGCAGGGCACAAGCCTCAGGATGATCCCGATGGCGGTCCTCGAGAACCTCGAGATTGCCGTGCCTGACCTGCCCACGCAGAAACGTATCGTTGAACTCGATGCCCTCGCCCGGCAGGAGGGGCAATTGCTACGTCAACTCGCCGCTCGCCGAGAAGAACTCGTAAGCGCCATTCTCGGCGAGGCCGCAAAGGGCGCCGACCAGAAGGAAATTGCCTGATGACCGATCAGATTACCCAACAGCAGATCAACCAGACCGCCTGGGCGGCCTGCGACACCTTCCGGGGCGCCGTCGATGCCGGCCAGTACAAGGACTACATCCTCGTGATGTTGTTTCTGAAGTACATATCGGACCTCTGGAACGACCACCTCGAAACCTACCGCAAGCAGTACGGCGGCGACGAGGCCCGCATTCGTCGACGCCTCGAACGCGAGCGGTTCATTCTGCCCGAGGGCGCCAGCTTCTACGACCTGTATGCCAAGAGGAACGAGCCCAACATCGGCGAACTGATCAACGTCGCTCTGGAGGCTATCCAAGACTCGAACCTCGCGAAGTTGGATGGCGTATTCCGCAACATCGACTTCAACTCCGAGGCCAACCTCGGCCGCCCGAAGGATCGCAACCGCCGCCTCAAGAACCTCCTCGAGGACTTCGCCAAGCCTGCCCTCGACCTGCGCCCGTCGCGGGTGACCGAGGACATCATCGGCGAGTGCTACATCTACCTAATCTCGCGCTTCGCTTCGGACGCCGGGAAAAAGGCGGGCGAGTTCTACACGCCCACGGCCGTGTCGCGCTTGCTGGCCAAGCTGGCCGCGCCGCAGCCCGGCAACACGATCTGCGACCCTGCCTGCGGCTCCGGCTCGCTGCTGATCCAGGCCTCGCAGGAGGTCGGGTCCGAGAACTTCGCCCTCTACGGGCAGGAGGTAAACGGGGCAACCTGGGCGCTGGCCCGGATGAACATGTTCCTGCACGCCAAGGACGCCGCCCGCATCGAGTGGTGCGACACGCTCAACAGCCCGGCGCTGGTTGAGGGCGACCACCTCATGCGCTTCGACGTGGTGCTGGCCAATCCACCGTTCTCGCTCGACAAGTGGGGCGCGGAGGACGCCGACAGCGACCAGTACAAGCGCTTCTGGCGCGGCGTGCCGCCCAAATCCAAGGGCGACTACGCCTTCATTACCCACATGATCGAGATCGCCAAGCGGCAGTCCGGCCGCGTTGCCGTGATCGTGCCGCATGGCGTGCTGTTCCGGGGCGGCGCCGAGGGGCGCATCCGCCAGCAGCTGATCGAGGAAAACCTGCTCGATGCCGTCGTCGGCCTGCCCGCCAACCTGTTCACCACCACGGGGATCCCGGTCGCCATCCTGATCTTCGACCGCTCGCGCGAGGAAGGCGGCGCGAACGCGGACCGGCGCGACGTGCTGTTCATCGACGCCAGCAAGGAGTTCACGCCGGGCAAGACCCAGAACGTGATGGACGAGACGCATGTGGCCAGGGTGCTGGAGACCTTCGGCACCCGCGCCGAGGTCGAGCGGTACTCGCATCGGGCCAGCCCCGAAGAGATCGCCGAGAACGGCTACAACCTCAACATCCCCCGCTACGTCGACACGTTCGAGCCGGAGGAGGAGATCGACGTCGCCGCCGTGCAGAAGGACATCGTGCGGATCGAGGCGGAGCTTGCCGACGTCCGGGCGAAGATGGCCGGGTATCTGAAGGAGCTGGGTGTCGATGTCTGATGGCGAAATCATCCTCTACAGCACCGAGGACGGACAGGCCGAGATTCAGCTCCGGGCCGTCAACGGGACCGTCTGGCTGACGCAAGCGCAGATGGCCGACCTGTTCGACACGACGAAGCAGAATATCAGCTTGCACCTTAACAACATCATCTCGGACGGGGAGCTTGCGCCGGAGTCAGTTGTCAAGGAATCCTTGATACCTGCTGCGGACGGGAAGGCATACCGGACGAAGACCTACAACCTGGATGCGATCCTTGCGGTCGGGTACCGCGTGCGAAGCCCTCGCGGCGTGCAGTTCCGCCGCTGGGCCACCACCACGCTGAAGGAGTATCTCGTCAAGGGCTTCGTCATGAACGACGAGCGCCTGAAGGATCCCGCCTGGGACTACTTCGACGAACTGCTGGAGCGCATCCGCGACATCCGGGCGTCCGAGGCGCGGTTCTATCAGAAGGTCCGCGACATCCTCGCCCTGAGCGAGGATTACGACGCCAAGTCGCCGACCGTGAACACCTTCTATGCAACGATCCAGAACAAGATGCTCTACGCGGTCACCAGCCACACGGCCGGCGAACTGATCCGCGCCCGGGCCAATCCAGATCAGCCGAACATGGGGCTGACGACGTGGAAGAACGCCGACAGGGGGCGCCCGCTGCGCAAGTCCGACGTCGGCACGGCCAAGAACTATCTTGGTGAAGCCGAGATCCGGGAGCTCAACCTGATCGTCGAGACCTTCCTGAACACCGCCGAGCTGCGGGCCACGCGACGGCAGACCATGCGGCTGGCCGAGTGGGAGGGGGTGCTCGACACCTTCCTGACCTCGAACGAACTGCCGAAGCTGCAGGGCGCCGGTTCGATCTCGGCAGATGCAGCGAAGCGCATCGCCCACGATCGCTATGACGCGTTCGACGCCAAGCGGAAGGACGCCGCGCGGCAGGCTGCGGCCGAGGTGGACGACTTCGAGGAGCTAAAACGCATCGCCGATGCCGCGAAGGCCGGGAAAAAGGGGCGTGGCGATGCGTGATGGGTGGAGTAACAGGTGTCTGGGTGACTTAGGCGAGTGTAAAATCGGCCTAACCTATTCACCCGATGATGTGGTCGAGTCCGGAGGAACATTGGTTCTTCGCTCGTCAAACATCAGGGATGGGCGACTTGCCTACGACGACAACGTTTATGTCTCTTGCAAAGTGCCGAACGGCGCAATCGTTCGCGAGGGGGATATTCTCATCTGTGTCAGAAACGGCAGCAGGGCCCTGATCGGCAAGGCTGCGCGGATTGACGCACAAGCTGACGGGAGTGCCTTCGGAGCATTCATGGCCGTCTTTCGCAGCCAAATGAACGACTACGTCTTTCAACTTCTCAATACTGAGCAGTTCGTGAGACAAGTTCATCGCTCGCTCGGCGCGACGATAAACCAGATCACCAATGCGGATCTGAAATCATATCGGTTCCTATTCCCGCCAGTTCCCGAACAGCGTCGGATCTCAGAGCTGCTCCGAACATGGGATACAGCGCTGGATAGGCTTTGCGCACTCCGCGCGGCGAAGGAACAACGCCTCGTAGGCCTTCGTGCAGCCCTCTTGTTCGGAGAGCTCCGCCTGAACGGCCAGCGGCGCAACTGGGCGCCGACGCGCCTCGGCGCTGTGACTCACGAACTTACCAAACGGAACGGGGCCAAGGGGCTTGGGCGCGACTTCGTCATGGGCGTCACGAAGGCCGAAGGCGTCGTCCCCATGCGGGAACAGACAATCGCTGGCGACATCAGCCGCTACAAGCGCCTGCCGCCGCGCGCCTTCGCCTACAACCCGATGCGCATCAACGTCGGCTCCATCGCCATGAACGAGCGCGAAGACGCGGTTCTGGTCAGCCCCGACTACGTGGTTTTCGCTTGTAACGCGGACGGACTCGACCCCGACTATCTCGACCACCTGCGCAAGACGTCTTGGTGGGCCCACTACATCAACAGCGGCGGCTCGGGCAGCGTGCGGCAGCGGACCTACTACGATGACCTCGCCGCGCTGAAACTGCCCCTGCCAGAACTCGACGAGCAAAAGGCCATCGCCGCCGTCCTGAACACCGCGCGCGCCGACCTGGCCGCGACAGAGCGCGAGATCGAAGCCGTCACGCTGCAAAAGCGCGGCCTGATGCAGAAGCTCCTGACGGGCGAATGGCGCGTGCCGCTCGACCCCTCCGCAGCCACCGAGGAGACCGAACATGCCGGATAAGAAGAACTACTGGACCCAGCAGCGCCCGGACGGGAAGTGGGAGTCCAAGCGCGAAGGCGCGACGCGCGCCAGCAAGGTCACGGACACCCAGTCCGACGCCTGGGCGCATTCGCGCGGGAAGGCCGCCGAAACCAAAGGGGAAGCTTTCCTGAAGGGCCGCGACGGCAAGATCCGTGAGCGGAACACCTATGGAAAAGACCCCTATCCGCCGAAAGGGTGACGCATGGCAGACCTCCTGACATTCGATGAAGCCATTGAGCATTCAGCGCAATTCAAGAAGCGGCACTTGTTGCTTGGCAACGGTTTCAGCATTGCCTGTCGTCCGAAGATCTTCACATACGGCTCGCTGTTTGAGCAGGCGGATTTTTCATCGGCGCCCCGCCTGCCTGCGGTATTTGACGCAGTCGGAACGACGGACTTCGAGCATGTCATCAAGATGCTGGAGGACGCTTCGCGTGTTGTCCCCGTCTATTCAAAGGAGGCAACGGAGGCGGCCGCTCAAATGGCCGCGGATGCCGAAGCCCTGAAAGATATCCTCATTCAGACGGTGGCCAACAATCATCCTAATATTCCGAATGAGATCAACGACGAGCAGTTCTGGGCGTGCCGACGGTTTCTGGCTCACTTCCTTGGGGATGGGAACAAAGACGGAAAGGTTTACACCCTAAACTATGACCTCTTGCTCTACTGGACCTTGATGCACGAGGACATGGGTTTCGACGATCCCATCAGCCTTGCTGCCAACGATGGCTTTGGCCGCGACGAGGACACGGAGCCGGAATATGTGAACTGGATGGGCGAGAGCGGCGCGCACGGACAGCGCGTTCATTACCTCCACGGCGCTTTGCACCTGTTCGATGCTGGTGCGGAGCTCCAGAAATACACCTGGGTCAACACTGGGAAACCCCTGCTTGAGCAAGCTCGCGAAGCCATGGGAGCGCGCAAGTTCCCGCTTTTCGTAGCCGAAGGCAAAAGCAATCAGAAGCTGGCCAAGATCAAGCACAGCGCCTACTTGCACCATTCATACAAGAGCTTCTCCTCGCAAATGGGTCAGAGGAATGATGCGCTCTTCATATTTGGGCATAGCCTGGCCGAGAACGACCAGCACATTCTGAAGAAGATTGCTCGCGGCAAGATCGGGCAGATCTACGTCGGTCTCTATGGCGATCCCAATAGTGATGGCAACAAGGCGATCAGGTCGGCTGCGAACGCCCTTGGGGCTCACCGTGATGAACGTGTCCCGCTGTCTGTTGCGTTCTTCGATGCCGGATCCGCCCAGGTGTGGGGGGCGTGATGGATCGAGGCCATGGGTTCGATACCCGCGAAAAACACCAGTCCCAGGTTCCGGCGCTGCAGCTGCTCGTGGCGCTCGGGTTCACCCCGCTCTCGCAAGAGGAAGCGCTGCGCCTCCGCGGCGGGCGCCTCCGGAACGTGGTGCTGGACGATGTGCTCGCCGAACAGCTCATGCGCATCAACCGCTTCACGCATAGGGGCCGTGAGTACGGCTTCGACCTCGAGGACGCGCACGAGGCGATGCGGCGGCTCAAGCCCACGCCAGATCGGCTGAAGGGTCTGCGCGGCACGAACCAGGACATATACGACACGCTCGTCCTCGGCACGACGATTACGAAGTCCATCGACGGCGACTCGAAGAGCTACTCGTTCCGCTACATCGATTGGGACCGACCGGAGAACAACGTCTTCCATGTCAGTGCCGAGTTCTCGGTCGAGAGGACCGCGTCGAGCCAGACCAAGCGCTGCGACATCGTCGCGTTCGTGAACGGCATCCCGATCATGGTGATCGAGAACAAGCGGCCGACAGAGAGCCTGAAGAAGGCGGACAGCCAGCTGATCGGCTACCAGAACGAGGACAACATCCCGCAGCTCTTCCACTTCGCTCAGCTGCTGATCGGCATGAACCGGAACGAGGCGCGCTACGCTACTGTCGGGACGCCGAGGAAGTTCTGGCAGACCTGGCGCGACGAGGAAGACACTGACGAGGCCATCGCGCCCTTTGCGAACCGCGTTCTCACCGGGGCGGAGAAGGACGCCATATTCTCCGGAGACTTCGCAGGCGCACGTGCATACTTCGACGCGATGGCCGCCGAAGGCGACCGCGCGGTCACGGTTCAGGACCGGACAGTCTACGCGCTATGCCGCCCCGAGCGGCTTCTCGATCTCATCCGTCGCTTCACGGTGTTCGATGGCGGTGTCCGCAAGGTCGCGCGCCATCAGCAGTTCTTCGGGATCCGGCGCGCCGTCGAGACGGTCAAGCAGCATGATATCAGCGGCGCCCGAAAGGGCGGCGTGATCTGGCACACGCAGGGTTCAGGCAAGTCGCTGACCATGGTGATGCTGGGGCGCTCGCTTGCCTTGGAACGCAGCATCGAGAACCCGCGGATCATCATCGTCACGGACCGCGACGATCTCGACAAGCAGATCAAGGACACCTTCAAGTCCTGCGACCTCGAGCCGGTCCGCGCGACGAGTGGGGCGCATCTTCTGGATCTCGTCCACAACAAGGCTCCGCTGGTCACCACAATCATCAACAAGTTCGACACGGCGCTGAAGAACAGCAAGCTGGCGGACGAGGATCCGAACATCTTCGTACTAGTCGACGAGAGCCACAGGACGCAGACGGGGCGCTACGGCGGCCACAGCCAGTTCGCCGCCAAGATGCGGCGCCTTCTGCCCAAGGCCTGCTACCTTGGCTTCACCGGCACGCCCCTGCTGAAGAAGGAGAAGAACACGCTGTCGACCTTCGGGCGGCTGATCCACCGCTACGCCATCGACGAGGCGGTCGCCGACGGTGCCGTCGTTCCGCTGCTGTACGAAGGACGGCTTGTCGAGCAGCAGGTCTCGGGCGCAGTCATCGACCGCTGGTTCGACAAGATCAGTGAGGGCTTGACTGACAGCCAGAAGGCCGACCTCAAGCGCAAGTTCTCCCGGATGGACGCGCTGTCGAAGACCGACCAGGCCATCCGAGCCAAGGCGTTCGACATCTCCGAGCACTATCGCCAGCACTGGCAGGGGACTGGCTTCAAGGCACAGCTCGTTGCTCCTTCGAAGGCGGCGGCGGTCCGCTTCAAGGAGGTTCTCGACGAGATCGGCCACATCTCGAGTGCGATCGTCATCTCCCCGCCGGACGAGAACGAGGGCAACGAGGAGGTAGACCAGGAGTCCAAGGACCTCGTGCGCCGCTTCTGGTCGCAGATGATGGCGCGGTACAAGACCGAAGAGGAGTACAACCGCCAGATCATCGATGCCTTCAAGGGCTCCTGCGATCCGGAGATCCTGATCGTCGTTTCCAAGCTCCTCACCGGCTTCGACGCCCCCCGGAACACGGTGCTCTACGTCTGCAAGTCCCTGAAGGAACACAACCTTCTCCAGGCGATTGCGCGCGTGAACCGTCTTTACGAGGATGGCGGCTCGGAGAAGCAGTTCGGTTTCATCGTCGATTACGAGGGGCTGCTGGGCGAGTTGGACAGCGCCCTGACGACGTACAGCGCCTTTGAGGGTTACGAGGCGGCCGACCTCGCAGGGACGGTCCATGACGTCCGCGAGGAGATCCGCAAGTTGCCCCAGCTGCACGACCAGCTCTGGGACCTCTTCAAGCCTGTGCGGAACAAGAAGGACATGGAGCAGTTCGAGCAGCATCTCGCTGACGAGGCTTTGCGCCATGAGTTCTACGCACGCCTCAAGGCATTCAGCCGGTGCCTGCACATCTCGCTCTCATCCGACAAGCTTTTCGATGTCTTCGACGAGGCCAAGGTCGATGCCCTGAAGCGCGACTGGAAGCAGTTCTCCGAACTCAAGCGCTCGGTCCAGCTTCGCTATCAGGAGACGGTGGATGTCGGAGAGTTCGAGCCGAAGATCCAGAAGCTGCTCGATGACCACGTTGTGGCGATGCCGGCGGAGACCATCATCGAGGTGGTCAACATCAACGATCCCGATGCGTTGAAGGCTGTCGTCGAGGAGACTGGGGTCTCCGAGGCCTCGAGGGCCGACCGCATCGCCAGCGCGACCCGCCGGGCAATCACCGAGAAGATGGATGAGGACCCGACGTTCTACAAACAGTTCTCAGAACTGCTCGAAGAGAGCATCCGTGCCTACCGCGAGAAACGGCTGTCCGAGCGCGAGTACCTGAACAGCGTCGTGGACCTCGCGAGCAAGGTGGCCCGCAAGGATCGGGGACGGGATGTTCCGGAAAGCATCCGAGGCGACGAGGATGCACAGGCGTTTTTCGGGATCCTGGACGGTCAGCTCAGGACCAAGGGAGACACGCTGGTTGGATGCGACGATGCCGCATCGATCGCACAACAGATCATCGACATCATCAAATCGCACCTGATCGTCGACATTTGGTCGAACGAAGTGGCCCAGAACAATCTACGCAACGCCATAGACGACTACTTCTTCGACGTTCTCCGCGACAAGCAAGGCATAGACCTCCCCGTTGAGGTGCTCGACGATCTCGAACTGAAGATCATGGACCTCGCCCGGGCCCGGTTCGCGGCATGACGCGCGAGTTGCACTGCATGCGTTACGGCGAGCAGGAGATCCGATACGAAATCGTCCGCCGCCCGAGGAAGACACTGGAGATTGCCGTCGAGCCGGATGCGTCGGTGGTGATCGCAGCCCCGGAAGACGCGACGCTGGAAGCCATAGAAGCCAAGCTGCGGAAGCGGGCAGCCTGGGTGACAAGGCAGCAACGGTACTTCTCACAGTTCCTGCCGCGGACGCCGGAGCGCAGGTTCGTCGCCGGAGAGACGCATCTCTACCTCGGGCGCCAGTACCGGCTGAAGGTCGTGCCGCATGTGCAGGAAGGCGTGAAGCTGATCCGCGGCTTCATCGTCGTGCAGACTCATCGGCCGACAAGGCCGGAAGTAACGCGCGAACTGGTCGATGCCTGGTACCGGGATCGGGCCCACATAAAGTTCCCGGAGCGGATCGAACTCTGTCTCGGTCTCTTCCCGGATCCCGAGACATTTCGGCCGAAGGGGCTCATCGTGCGCCAGACCAGGCAGCGATGGGGATCCATGTCTCCGGCAGGCCGCCTCCTGCTGAACCGCCGCCTCGTGCAGGCGCCTGTCGACGCCATCGACTATGTCATCACCCACGAGCTTTGCCATGTGGCCGAGCCACATCACGGCCCCGCATTCTTCGAGCTCCTCGACAAAGTGATGCCCGATTGGGAGCGTCGGAAACAGAGACTGGAACGGGCAATGGCCTGAGAACTTCCGAACCCGGTCGCGGCAGACGCAAACGCGACTCCAATTCAAGAAATTTCCGCGGCTTGAAATTTCCCTCTTTCTACAACAGCTGTAAGCGTCCGGCCTGACCGCCCTGCCGCGTGGTGAAAGAGGCGGATAGTGTCCACCATTGATAGTGGACACTATGGTGATGGCGTGGCGCGTCGGACGAAGCGACTTTGGACGGATGAGGAGAAGC